GATCATTCGCAATATTCCGGGACAGGCTATGTGGATAAACTCAATATCATGTCACTAAATGATGATCCAACCACCCTGACCAAGGTATCAATCAATCGCGGTAATTGTAGAACCAAAGGCTTTTATGATTATCAAAATATGCGCTATGGCTCAGTGGCCCAAGTCTATCTCGGTTGCGCTGCTGAAAATGTGCGTGAGGTGACCATCACCACCAACAGCGGATTGACCTATACCTATAATTTTTAGCTATTGATAACGAAGATTTTCCATTAATTAAGGGAATAAAAATATTCCCTTCTTTTAACTATAACAATATTATTTATTTTAATATCAACAGCTTAAAAACACAACTCAAATTTTAGTAGACATATTTTTAAAAAATAATTTTCGAGCTTAAGCCTAGCACTAAAGCATTATCAACATAATTCGTTGCTCCAGGATTGATTACATATTGAATATTAGGTCTAAGCATCAACCATTTCATTGGGAAATATGAATAGTTCAACTCAATGTTATATTCAGCCTCCTTGTTAAGGACTTGGTGTATTTGACTGTAACGATCACTAACATCAACTCTATTCACAGCAAAACCAACAATATCATTAGGATGATGATTTAAAAGTCCAACATATTTCAACCCCATTTGTTGCATATTTTCAACTTTGTTAGTGGTTTGATCATGAAAGCTAAAGTTCATAAAGGCATACAATCCCTGATGAGTTGAGTCTTTTTGGGTTAATTGTTGTTCCGCAACTCCCCACATACCATATGTATGATCTTGCAGCTCTCCAGTAACAATATCCTTCTGATTTTTAACATCATGAGCTGTATTGTAAAATCCACCAAGACGATATATCCCTGGTAATTCATTTATTCCTTTTTTAGGCTGCCATACAAATTCAACCGGAATATTCACACCATCTGCATCATTCGTACTAAAATTCCAACCTTCACTTTCTTCCAAGTTTTTTGGGTTATATTCGAATACACCAAATTGTATAAAGGCCTCAGGGTTAAAACTATATTTAGACATTAGAGCCCATTGGCTTACAGGTGCATTAATCCATTTACTGCCTTGCCATTTCCCCATTTGTGCACCGCAAAATGAATTATTTTGAAAGTCACAAGACATCACATTGAAATAGGTTCCCATGGCAAAACGCCCAACTCGAATACTGGTAGCTGCGTTCCTAAAATTCTTTTCAATCGACAGTTCTGCAAGCCTTGTACCCGAATTACCTCGACCATAGTTTGCCTGTACATTGGCCAATTGTGGTGCTTGCGGATCGGAAATCTGTTCTACTGATACGCTCTGTCCTTGTCTTGCCATAACTAATGCTCGAACACTCACCCCGTCTACATTTAACAACTTTTCTAAATCTAAGATTGAACCCAGTGAAAACTGGCTAACATATGTTGGGTCTTGTCGTGGGGCATATCCACCATCTGCTAAGTAAGCAATATCGAGATTAGAACTACCATCAAATTTGATTCCTTTATCTGCTAGAGCTGTTCGTTCACCACCCCAGTCCCCTGTTAAATTTGTCCGATTCACATCAAATAAGCTCTCAGCAAAACAAACTGTATTTGTTCCAATAAGTACACCAATAAGACATAAAAAATTACTTTTTTTCATTGCACAATCCCTGCAAATTTTGAATATAAGTTTCCCTAAACAGCTAATTGAATGAGCTATTTTGAATGATTAAATGGAGTAAAAGTGGTGTGATAAAATTGCAGCATGGCGGGACTCCTGTCACATACCATGCTCAATTCACTAACAGAATTGGATTCTCTTAGGTTAAATGATTTTTAATTTTCTCTTTAACGGCTTCTGTAGAAATACCATAACGATCATGTAGTGTTGGCAGTGCACCTGCATCTAAAAATGCATCGGGTAACCCAATCATGTCAAAACGTGGATGTTGCCCATTTCTTAATAACAAGGTTCCAACTGCTTCACCTAAGCCCCCAACCACAGAATGATTTTCAGCAGTAAGTACAGGTCGACCTCCTTTTGCAACTTCAGCTAAAATCGTTTCTTCATCAAGAGGCTTAATGGTTGGGACATGTAAAACTGAAACCTCAATTCCCTCTTTTTCAAGTTCTTCAGCAGCCTCAAGCGCACGCATGGTCAGTAATCCAGTAGAGATAATCAAGAGATCTTTACCTGGCTTAATGACTTGGGCCTTACCTAATTTAAATTGGTAGTTATATTTATCCAGTACCAATGGAACTTGACCACGCAATAAGCGCATATAAACAGGACCTTGATGAGCAGCAACTTGTGGAATAGCCTGTTCAATTTCCAATGCATCACATGGATCAATGATCATTAGGTTTGGCATTCCACGGAAAATGGCAATATCTTCTGTTGCTTGGTGACTTGGTCCATATCCTGTAGTTAAACCAGGAAGGGCTGCTACAATTTTCACATTTAGATTATCTTCGGCAATCGCCATACAGATAAAATCGTAAGCTCGGCGTGAAGCAAAGACAGCATAAGTCGTGGCAAAAGGAACGAAGCCTTCTCGAGCTAATCCAGCAGCAGCACTCATTAGGAGTTGTTCTGCCATTCCCATTTGAAAGAACTTATCTGGATTTTGATTCGCGAAAATATGTAGATCTGTATATTTGGATAGATCTGCTGATAATCCAACAATATCATCACGCTCTTTCGCTAGCGCATTTAAAGCATGCCCAAATGGTGCAGACTTGGTTGGTTGCCCTTCTGCAGCAATCGAAGCAATCATGGCAGACGTTTTTAATTTTTTCTTAGGAGAGTTCGCTAATTGGCTCATGGATCTAGACTCCTTATTTGCCGTAATGGGTTAATATGTTTAAAGCTTCATCCCATTCGCGTTCATCCACGCGAATAAAATGTGTTTTTTCACGGCTTTCTAAAAATGAAACACCTTTACCCATTTTGGTATCGCAAATAATGACTCTTGGGCATGTTCCTTCGTGGCATTTCGCTTGATCGAAAGCGTCAAGTAAAGCTTCCATATTGTTGCCATCTACGCGTTGGGTATACCAACCAAAAGACTGCCAACGATCTACAATTGGTTCAAAAGCTAGAATTTCACTTGAATGCCCATCGGCTTGCTGATTATTCACATCAATAATTGCAATGAGATTATCTAACTTCCAATGTGAAGCCGACATGACGGCTTCCCATGTCGAGCCCTCATTGAGTTCACCATCTGATAGGAAGTTATAAACAAAAGACTCTGATTTCTTTTGCTTTAATCCGAGGCAAGCACCTACCGCAATGCCTAAACCGTGACCCAATGAACCACCTGTGATTTCCATACCAGGGGTATAAGTTGCCATGCCTGACATAGGTAAACGACTGTCATCAGAACCATACGTTTCTAGTTCTTCAATTGGAATAACTTTTGCTTCGATCAAAGCAGCATATAAAGCAATTGCATAATGACCTATTGAAAGATAAAAGCGATCTCTTCCTTCCCACTCAGGATTGTCAGGCTGATATTTCATTGCATGAAAATAAGAAACTGCAAGTAGATCAGCTGCACCTAAGGCCTGTCCAACATAACCTTGGCCCTGTACTTGTCCCATACGTAACGCATGTTGACGAATGTTATATGCACGTTGCTGGAGTTCAGCAATACGAGCTTCTTTATTAATATTTGACATGATTAACTTCTCTTATTAACGATTAACCAGTTTTGCTGGAACGCGCAGTACTAGGCTGGCACCGACAACTAAGACTGCTGTGATTAAGAACATACCTATGGCATTCGAACCTGTATTAGTCGTAATCCAGCCGATGAGAAACGGAGAACAAAATCCAGCGAGATTGGCAAAACTATTGATTCCAGCAATACCTGCGGCAGCTGAAACACCACCTAAAAAGTTGGTTGGCAACATCCAAAACAAAGAAGATGCGGTGAGTACACCTGATGCCGCAATACATAAACAAATCAGTGATAGGGTTAGATTTGACGCAAACAATGTTGCGAAGGTCAGTGCAATTGCACCAGCACACATAGGAATAATTAAATGCCAGCGACGCTCTCTAAAGTGATCTCCGCTACGACCAGCTAACAGCATTACAACTATGGCACACATATAAGGTAGACTGGTCAACAAGCCAATATGCCAGTTATCACTAATACCCGAGTTACGAATTAATGTCGGCAACCAGAAAGTAATTGCATATTGTCCCATTACGACACAAAAGTAGATTCCAGCAAGTAACCACAAGCGTTTATCACTAATGAAGTCTTTAATACTGCTATGCCCTTCTTTCTGCTGATTATCTTGTGCGATTTCTTGCTGAACTAAATTCTTTTCAGCACTTGTTAACCAATGTGCATCTTGAACAGAATCTTTTAGAACTGCGAGGACTAATAAACCAACAACCACAGTAGGTATAGCTTCAAGCACAAACATCCATTGCCAACCATGCCATCCTTGCACATTGTTCATTTGATCCATGATTAAGCCAGACAGAGGTCCACCAATCATTCCTGAAATTGGGATCGCAATAAACCACAGCACAGTCATACGGGCCCGACGATAAGATGGGAACCAATATGTAAGATAAAGTAATAAACCTGGCGCTAATCCAGCTTCAGCAACACCGAGTAAGAAGCGTAAGGTATAGAATTGCCACTCTGTTTCAACAAATGCAAAACAGCCTGACAAAATACCCCATGTAATCATGATCCGAGCAATCCAACGTCGAGCACCAACTTTATGCAGCACAATATTGCTGGGTACTTCACATAAGAAATATCCTATAAAGAAAATACCTGCGCCAAGTCCATAAACAGCTTCACTGAACTGTAAATCACTCATCATTTGAAGTTTTGCAAAACCAACATTTACACGGTCTAGGTAAGCACAAAAATAACAAAGCATTAAAAATGGCATCAACCGAAATGCAATTTTTCGATATGCAGATTTACGAATAGCATCTGTATCAGATGAAAATACGGTATCCATCATGCGAGTCCCTTTACATTTGGCCACAATATCCTCTCATGGCCATGTCTCTATTTTAAATTTTCTAATACTAATACTGAGTTTTAGTGAATCAGCATTCCGCCATTTACATCTAAAGTTACACCTGTTAAATAGGCTGATAGATCACTGGCTAAGAATAATGCTGCATTTGCAACATCTTGAGCTTTACCTAAGCGACCAAGTGGAATACCTGCAAGAATGTCATGACGACGATCATCCCGCATTAGACCACCAGTAATATCTGTTTGAATCAGACCTGGTGTAAGTGAATTCACACGAATATTATCTGCACCAAATTCACGTGCCATCGCTTTACCTAATCCTAAAACCCCAGCTTTGGCAGCGCTGTAGTGTGGACCACCAAAAATACCACCACCTCGTTGTGCCGAAACGGATGATAAGCACACAATACTTCCTCCACCATTTTCTTTCATTGAGGGAATTACAGCCTGAGACATAATGAGTGTTCCACGCAGACTGACATCCAAAATACGGTCATAATCATTACGCTTGATATCTAATGTTTTTACAGGTTGGGTAATTCCTGCGTTATTGACCAAAATATCAATTTTACCGTAGTGTTGAAGGGCTTGTTCCACAGCAGCGTGTGCTTGTTCTTCATTAGCAACATTTGCTGCTAGACCTAAATGACCTTCGCCCAATGCTTTAGCCGCATGCTGGCTTTGCGCAAGATCTAGATCAACAATAATGACTTTGGCGCCTTGCTGTGCAAAGATTTCTGCTGTTGCACGACCAATACCACGTTCAGATGCTGCACCTGTGATTAACGCTACTTTTCCTTGTAGTAACATGTCTATTCCTCTTTTCTTCAACATATTTATTCATCGCTAGATTCTCTTTTTTCACAGTGAGCAGCAATAAGGTTAAACTCAACTAGGCATGAATAATATTCATGCCTATGATATTTTTAGTTGATATTCGAAAGAAAAATGGAATTTTAAATGAACAATAGTGAAAAAAATTACAATCAAGTGCCTGCAATAAAAACCTTACAAGCGTTTGAACAAACTGCTCGGTTAGGAAATGTGGCAAAAGCGGCAGAGGTTTTGAGCCTCACACCATCTGCTGTCAGTCATCAAATAGCAAAACTAGAAGAAATGATTGGTCAAAGCTTATTTATAAGGGGCGCACGCGGAGTGACCTTAACACCTTCTGGTGAACGTTATTATCAAGATGTAACGACTATCTTGCATAATTTGATGTTAGCGACTGAACAAGCATCAGATAAAAGCCCAAAAGATAGTTTATATATCCATTCTTCACCTAGCTTTGGACTTCTGTGGTTATTGCCAAGATTGGAATCATTTAAAGAACAATATCCTCTCATTCAGGTGAATTTATCTTGCTCTTATGAAAACCTTCATTTCACACGAGATAAAATTGATATTGATATTCGTCATGGTATTCCGAATTGGACAGGCGTCGAAATTAGAACGGTTCGAAGTGAAAAATTAGAAGTTCTTGCCTCCCCCAAATTACTTGAGCGCAGTCCTGTTTCTAAGCCTAAAGATTTACTAAAAAAAGAATTAATTTTATCAAAGTCCACACTCGTGACATGGCCCCAATGGTTTGCACATCAAGGGTTAAGCATTCCTGAATTTCCTTATACTTTTAGTTTTGATCGCTCATATATGTCACTTGAAGCTGCAACTCATGGGCTTGGATTTGTCCTAGAAAGCAATTTACTTACCCAAAATTATCTAGATTCAGGAAAACTTGTGAAAGTCTTTGCTGATGACTTATCCGTACCCATATCTGCACACCACTTAGTTTATCCACGTACCCATGAGAACATTCTCAAAGTGAATCATTTTTTAAACTGGATTGGTGACGAAATCATGAAAGATAAATAATGATCACTCAGAGCAAAGAGCATCCATTTAAACCAAACTCAGACCTATCCGCTGACAATCGAAGGTCTTTCTACGATGTCTTGCCAATCTTAAGTAATGATTTCTAGCATGGTTGTTTAAACGGGTTTTTACCGCTTGCAAAGCACGTTGAATCTGCTTGTCATCCAAACAGTTTACCGATATACCTTTCAAGTCATGCTCTTCAAATGAAACGGCTCCATAACCATTGGTTATATCCAACCATTGCTCACCGATTCTACGCGCATGATCCGTTAGAGTTACAGCTTGTGCCTGTCCAGCATAGACACAGAATAACTGAACATAGTAGCCCTGCTCTGGATCATGTTTAATCTGCCAAATCACCGAATGAATGGAACGAAACAGCTCAGTATCTCTGGAGCGAATTAACTTTAGAAAAGTACTTAAGTAAAGATCTAGATCATATAAGCGAATCACTGATAGCGCTTCAGGTTTAATGCCTAAATAAATTGGAAAGATGGTCAATTGATCCTGCTGCTGTATACATTCTGATAAGAAGCGTTCAGCCTTTTTCACCTGTTTCTTATACTCGTTCTGATCATATTGATAATCCGCTTCAATCAACCCAACTTGATCGTGTACATATTTTATAAAACCTTCCACCACATGATCAGGTAAGTCTTGAATAGAATCATAAAACCTAAAGGCATTCGCTTTAAAGATAATCTGCTCAAGATGTTTAAACACAATAATGGCAGCGATGTAATTATTCCCATCTACAAAAAATCGTCTAGATTTCTTAATCAAGGGAATGATCTGCTGTTTGAATTGTTCAACACTGATTTGATTGGCTAAGATTGCTTGAACAAAGTTTTCAATTTCACAAAATGTTTGTGATTCGTTGTAAGTCGTCATGGTAAAACACATCCTAAGCTATTTATTTCATAGACTTAGGAGTGCTGTAACTTTTTAATGGTGGATTGATCTAGAATCCACATCGCTGCAAGGTTTGTGCAATACCTCTACGCCAATGCACTTCAAATTGACCTGTACCAAAACTACGCATATACGGTATCTTAACTCGTAAGTGTTGTGCATATTTTTCAGGGTTGACCAGATACATAGCAGTATTCAAAGCATTACTGATTTCCATTGCAACATTGCACTGGATATGTCCTACACCTAATCGATTAAGTTCCTTAAACTTCTGCTTATGCTCCGTAGTATTACAATTAAAGTGCACGCCGATATTACCCGTAATACTGTTCCACATTTGCCAAACCTGATCAGCGAGATACCAGTCATTCTGACGTTTGGATGGATCATAAATTAGCAATAAGTGGCAATGATAGCCTTTATCTACCCCCTGCTCTAATGCCCATGCATAGCCCTGTAACCCCATGAAACATCCATCTTGATTGGCGATACGACTTCTTAAAATATTCATATGCTGTTGAACATCTTGAATACCTATATAGACCTGTTGTTCTTCGAGATAACCCAAATCGACACGTACAAATAACAGCTCAGAATAGTGTGTAATGAGTTTAGTCAGATACTGATATAGTGAATTTCGATTCTGCTGTTCTTGTTGGATAAAACGAGCATGCTCATTCCAATAATCATTTTGATATTGATAGAGTACACAGCATAGGGTTTGAACTTGCTGAGCATTAAAACTTAGGATGTGTAAAGCATGTTGCCCATTCAGAAAATGATCAATCCAATACTTACACTGAATAAAATATTGGATGGATTCAGCGTAGTGAAACTGTGCTGAATAGAAGTACTGAAAGGCTTCATATAATGTACTGAGTGACTGTTTGAACTGTTGTTCACTCATCTGTTCAAAACAAACGCTATAAACAAAGTCTTCAATCGCAATACAAAGATTAGATTCATTCCAAACCGGTGTAGTCAAATTCATGTTGTAATACTCATCATGTTAAGATTCATATCACAACCATGTCTGTAATCTTTTACTTGTTTACCCATATATATGAGTAAAGAATCAATCGATAATAAGATATTGATAGGTATATAATTAATATTAAATATAATAACTTTAATAACCCGCTAAGCTCCATCTACGACTTAACAGTGAATCGATTAGACCGACTGAGCTTAGAACACATGAATTAACCTAACAGAGTGAAGCTAAAGTTAATTTTTGGGGTTATTACCTTTTTCAACATTAGCAGTTGAACCCTTGATCAATACCTTCCTGATTGGGACTGCTGGTTTGGGTTGGAAAATCTCATTGTAGGCTAAATATTTGATGACTGTTTGTTTGAACAAATTTTGCTTTTTTCTGTCTCTAAGATCAAATACTACGAATTTTGAGTTAAATTCTCGTTGTGATGAAAATACAGCTATAGATTCCGTATCGCTATACACATTCTGAGGATCTTTTTTTGACTTACCCTCAAAATGAGTTGTTAAGAACTTATGCCAATAATCAATTATTGAAGTTGCAGTGCCATCGATATTCGTAAGCTTAGTTCGAGGAAAGAAAAACAAAACATCAGCAATACTTTTATTCTGGATATTAAAGCTCCAACATCCCAGATAACCTACACATTTTGATAGCGGTCGGGCTCTTTTACCAAAACGGATGAAACTTGTGAAAAGTTTAGAAAATTCTTCTTGTGAGATAGCCCCCCATGCTTTTACATCTAATCTAAATTGGATTCTATAGACCACCACATCTTGAACTAAAATAGCATTTAGATAATCGATAGCTGTCGCATAACGTCTAGCACAAGTTTTATATTGTGACTCAATTGCCGTTCTTTTATTCATCTCTAGATATTTGGAACTAATTCTGTTTTTTAGTCTTCCATGATGAACTGAATTTTCAATATATCTATCTCTTAAAGTAGCAATTGCCTTATTCAACTCAAAAATTTTGTTTAGATCCAGATTGAACTTATCGTCCATTTTGTTCTTTAGAAAGAAACTTTTTATGCCAAAATGATCTAAGTTGATATTAGGACTTAAAGCAGAATTTTGACTGTAATCTAAGAGTTGTTGTACTGCCTCAAATTCATCAATCAAACTGAAATATTGCTGACAGCATGGAGTAATCGAACTTGCCCATTCATCTTCGGTTAATGAATTTGACTCACTAAACTGCCTAGGGAAATCAAAAAATCTACCAAACGAAACCAATACATTTTCAATAAAAATTTCTAATCGCACACCGACTTCAGCTAATCCTTTAAAGTTATTGTCAATGCAGGCATATTCTTCATACATCAACTGTGCTATCTCAATCCGTTCAACAGCAGCTGTTGGTAAGTTGTGATATTGCCAAATTTTTTCTGGATTTTTGCCTTCAATTCGTTTTTTCCACTGCTCAATATTGCGCTGATATGCTAGCAACGGGTCATAATATACAAATTCATCAAGCCTTAAAAAGTCCCCATTAAGGAGGAATAAATCTCCTCTATTATTTCGGTAATCCAGCTTTATGATGTGGTCGATATACGCATAGTAACCCAAAATCCAATACTTAAACTGGTGTATAAGCTCTGTTTGGTGATATGAAATTTTTGTAAAATCGTGCTTGGTAATTTGCTTTGACAGGTTTAGCCAATTGGTTATAGCGACGCCTGAATCAAACTTGTCTCGACTGATATTATCGGTGAGCTTTTCAATCACTTTTTTCGAGCTAAGCTTTTTTTTACCCTTAAAAAATAAAATACAATGCAAATTCAAGCCATACTGATGATCACTTTCCCACTTAAAAAATCCATTCAAAAAATCAGGAAACCGATTTAAGTACATCTGAATTTTGGTTATGTAGTCTAAATTAATTCGGATAAATTCATGTTCTGGACTGTTAAATGAATTTTTTAGATTTATATCCAAACACAGAACATTCACTTCCAAATTTTGTGAAATAAGAAAATCAAACTCCGTACATATTTTATTATGCTCAGAATAATTCGTCCTTTTGTCATTATGCAAATTCCAAAGAATACTGTTCTGATTATCCTTAATCCATTCTTTTAAAACTTCTATTTGGCTCGAGGGGAATGTTGTATCACCCCATCCACGGAAAAGTTTTTGCACATTTGGGGATAAATGTGCATAGGGATCATTCTCGTCCAAGTGTAAAAAATACTCAGTTGCATTCTGTATATTTCTAACACGTTCCATCAGTTCAGTAGAGGTCGTCCATTGTCTAAACTTATATCCACAGTCGGGTAAAATAGTTGTGTTAGATATCAACTTACTAAAATACAAATATGTATCTTGATCAAACTCATGCCCCCCATTACTCGTCTTTAAAAACTTCTCAAGTACAGGATTTCTGTGGCTATTAACGTCCTCAAAAAAGTTGGTCAAGTTTTCCAGCACATCAACAGACTCTTTAAAAAAAGTGTTCCTTCCATGTTCTCCAGATGACAACGACGCATATGAGTGTGGAACTCTCAACCTTAACAACTCAAAAAGTTTTTCATTTTCCATAAAAATAAAACAATATATCCATCAATCTATTGAATTTATTATATATAAAATTAAAATTCAATTTTTAAAATACCTATTAATCACATTTTTTTAACATAAAAATTATATCATCTAAAATTATTAATCAGCAAAGTTTTAAGTAAGATTCCAGAGTTCATAGTTTTCAACAACTAATCCTAGAAGTTTAATCGACAGTCTACCCCTTCAATTTTCTCAAACATTAAGCGCTCGCATAACCAAAATATCTAAGACTGTTTCACCACCTCATGAGTTTAATTCCGTAGTACTTTTTTCCATCTGACATTCAAACGAATCTATTCAATCAGCAAACATCATCTGAAAATTAAACTTTACATTTGCTCGAAAAATGAACCGATGCTAAATAGAGAAATATGTTGGAAAATAAGCTTTGAAAAGCAGATAACTGAATAAATTCACAGAACGAAGGTGAAATAATTTGGGGTCAACATGAGATTGTTAAGATTTCGACACCCTTATCAAACGGGTAACTTTCTCTTTTTCAAAAACTATGTCTGTTCAAATCTGAACTAATATAGAGTATTAAATAATCATGGCCTTCAGACCATCATCCCCAAAAGTGAGTCGTAAAATTTTAGATTGATATAGAATTTTGAAAACTCTCTTTTTCGACTAAAGTTTATCTTTGTACTTGTGTATTAATTTTTAGTCCCATTAAGCTGATTCATTAAAGGACTAAAATACGTCTTAGATGAAGCTAATAAAAACTACCATTAAAGGAAAGTGTCGTTTCCTCAAACTCCTCTCAGTTATTACATCCAACTCATCACTTGCTCCCCGTACCATTCCATAATTTTCACTCGCTCATCCCAATATTGTGCTCGGTTGTATGCAGAGCGAATACGGTTCTGTGGTACATGAGCCAACTGACGTTCGATGGCATCTGGATTAAACAGATTTGACTCATTTACGACTGTACTGAATAGCGATCTAAAACCATGTGTTGTCATTCGACCTGCATAGCCTGAACGCTTAATGACTGCCAAAATAGATTCACTACGCATCGGTTCTTTATTATTTAAACGATGTGGAAATAGCAGTTCCTGATTATGGGTAAGTCTTAAAGCTTTCAGTTCCTCAACCATCATGTCCGTCAACGGCACACGATGCGGAAGACGATTCTTCATACGTTCTTCAGGAATATCCCACTTACGCCCTTCCATATCGAATTCCCCCCAACGTGCTTGTAGTAACTCACTGACCCGAACACCAGTAAGCATAATTAAAATGATGGCATGATGTGTCTGAGCATCACTTGGATAAGCTCTGACTTTTCTTAGAAATTCGGGCATATCTGAAGCAGGTAATGATGCTAAATTTTTCACACGCTTATTTTTTAGAGCATAGACCAAATCACCTGCAGGATTATCGTAGCGATAGCCGTGTGCAATAGCGTACTTCATGACCATGCCACAGCGGGATAAAGTCCGTTTTGCCACTTCAAGTGAGCCTCTCGCCTCAATCTTTTTTATTATCTGCAAAATTTCAGGTGCTTGAATCTGATTAATACGCTTATTTTCTAATGAAAGATACAATTCATCTAGAGATGCTCTGACATTGCTAATATGCTTCGGGGACCACGTTTCTTTCTGATTCTCAAACCAATCTTCAGCTACTTCTTTAAAGAAAGGCTTTATGTCCTCATGAAGTACTGATTTTGAATGTTTATACTTAAGTTCATAAGCCATTTCTCTAGCTTTTTTCAAACTAAGTTCTGGGTATGGTCCTAGTGACTCAGATTGACGCTGTCCATGAACTGTATAGCGGACATTCCAATACCTCTGACCTTTAGTCGTAATAATCAGCGATAAACCATGTGAATCTGATAGACGATATTGCTTGTCTTTCGGTTGAGCTTTTCTACATTCTGCATCTGTGAGTGACATATCTTTAACCAGAATTTGTTGTGTTAATTTCTGGGTAAATTTTGCCAATTTTTACCCACACAAAGCAAAAATAGGGTCAAATCGCTTAGGACAGTATCGGACAATAGAGCCAATAAAAAAGCCCTTAAACATTGAGTTTAAAGGCTTTTTTAAATTCCGATGGATTACTTCGGAAAGAATTTTGGTGGAGGTGGCGGGAGACAAATGAAGATCATAAATACATGTAATTTATTAATATAATTACAATTAAAAGTGCCACGTGTAACATCTGTGTCACCCTAAAAATATTTTCAGTTCAATTCCCTGTTTCTCTCCATAACTCAGTCTCATAAATATTAAGCAAAGTTGCATCAAGAGAATGCGTATAACACTCAGAATCTGAGAATAAACTTTCTTCTAATTCAAGCTTGGTTCAAAAATTTAGGTCGTAAAAAAAAGAGGTTACAAAAGTTACAGATTTCAAGAATAGGTATTAACTATATGTTTTTAATAATTAAATCTTCATTTTATAAAGGTAACATTTAGGTTACTTTTAAGTTACATGTAACCATTTAAAAAAGTTACAAATGTAACCTCATATCTATTTGTTTTTAATGTATTTATTAGATTTAACCCAATTCCTGTAACCTCATGTAACCCCATAAAGGTTACAACTTTTTCTTTTATTATTCATGCGCTTATATATTGTTTTTTATGGACGTAACTTTTGTAACCCCATTTTTACTTCGACTTTTAAAATAGAAAAAGATTTAAATAAAGTAATACGCATCTATACGCATCAAATTGCGTCACTGGATAGGCATAGGATCGCGTCTAAGCCCTTTAAATCATAGGGTCTAGGGTTTCTATGCTGTTGCATCAAAAACGCGATATTTAGGAACCGCGCAGGCGGGAGAGGAGATTGCGTTTGATCATGGGGCAAAGGTGAAATTCTTGGCTGCAGTGTTTTGATAATTTGATGTTGGGTAAATATAAGAAGATGCCCACTGCCTACTATCGCAGTTGATCATAGTCTTCCAATACAGCAGGGATATACCATTCAAATTTCAGGCATAAAAAAAGCTGACCTTTGATAGCCAGCTTATATATAAATAATTGAATTAAAAAATTATTACCACATTGTTTTCGTGCGTTATTTAGTAAAATATGGATGACTATTCACGTCACGTTTGTAGATAAAAGCTCGTACTGTTTGAACTTAATCACTTCATAGCCCAGTCTTTCATTGATCTGTTTCAATAGGTTTTGATAGTAAATAATCTCATTGTAGTAAAAGACTTTTGCAGCCTTTTCAACATCACCAAAGCCACCAGCATTTTGTGGTACCACGCCAATCAATTGAGGTGGGATACGATGCCCTGCTAATTGGTCATCTCGACTGGCAATTTTAATATTATAAAACTCATCTTTAGCCGCGACCTCTGCCAGTGGAATGACATTCACTCCTTTTTCTTTTCCCCCTGGTGTATAGAGCAATAGGTTTTTAAAGTTCCCCGCTCCTTTTGAATTCTCTAGCGCATCCTCAAGCTCAGTGACATCTGCCTGAGTATGCATAGCATCTGTGATATGAAGAATGAATCCTGCATGTGCACCATTTCTATAATAACGTCGACGGAACAACGTCGCGGATTCATTGAGAAGAATCGCATTAATGCTACTCAGATAATTCGGGATGCCATATACCTCCTGCCCAATGTCTGATTCAAATAAGTGAATCATGTCTTGTGGCTGAAATACATGATTGTGGGTTTGATCATAATTCAATTGGTAATAACTGGATAAGTCCAAACCTCTACGCATATTTAAGGCAGGACGAGATCCGAGTCCAACAATCCCACCAAAGCGATTTCTTTTGATATTCGCATAACAATTTGCAAAGGTTAAAAGGTTTAGTGCCAAAGCATTGAAATCATGCCGACTTAACAATGGATGAGGAATAAAATCACTGGTTAGAATATTGCGTTTCACAATCAAGGCACTGGTGTGATGACTGGTGGCTCTGAACAGTTTTGCAGTAGCCAGCATGTCATAAGGCAATTCATACCAGTCCTGCCATTTCGGGCAATAACCGTACTCAAACAAGGTATGGCCATCTAGAACAGGTTCAGGCTGGCCAAAGTTGCTACAGACGATGGATTTTTTACTTGGGGCTTCAATTGGAGCAGCTGCAGGTGAGCTGAATCGTTGTAAAGCTTTAGGGACTAAACTTTTTAAGTTCATGATTTGAATACTCGAATTCGGCTACGTTGTACGCCTTGTTGTGATGGGTCAATAGTGTCGACAATTGGAGCGTTTTCTAATCCATTCATGATTGCCCAAGCCATATCACCATGACCGTTTTCTGCTGACCGGGTCGTGATCAATGTTTTGTTGCCACCACCGCTTGTTAATGCTTTTTTGACTGAAAGGAATGCTTTGGCCACCGTGGTGAGACCAGCATCAAAATGCAAACGTCTTTTTTGAAACAGCTCTTTCGCCCGAAGTCCCATGCGGATTTTGAGTTCGGGGTTATAGTTCAAGCGGGTTAGTGCAGGGAAAAACTTAGCCACGTGCTCAGCCACGGCAATACCATTACCTGTGTTATCAATACCGATAAACGTGACGTTATAGCGCCCACAAACTTTTTTGATATACAGCGCTTGTTCTTGAGCACTTAGGCCTTTGAACTGTTTCACCTCTAAGATTCGATAGGGTTCAAGCGGAGTACGTGGAGGAGCAATCACGGCTAATGCTGCATTGTCCCCTGTAAAAGATGGGTCATAGCCTAACCAAACCTCTCCTTGATAATGTGGAGTTTCATTCGGCTTAAAGTCTTTCCACACTTGCCATGAATCCACCATATTTGGCGTGATGATTTTGAGAGGAAAATAAGAGCCCGAATCATCGATAAACTCGCAGTCATATAGATTTGAAAATTCATCATCACCATATTGATTAAGTAGCTTTTGGCGATCAAACAAATCACAGCCTTTGTCTTCAGCATCCGACAACGTCACAATTTGGCGGGTCTTTCCGTCCGCACATTTCACTGGCATTTTGAGTGCAGCTTTACTGACATCAATTTCAATAGGCAGCTTTCTACCGCTATCCGTACCTGTCCAGAATTTATAGGCTTCATGCAAAATACTGGATGGCGTGGACATATAAATTTCTTTATACATTTTCTGCGACGCCATCGCGCTGGCCACTTTTTTGAACTGTAAAAATTTACGAATCCAAAAGAATTCGTCCATGATTACATCACCGTGACGGCCTTGCGCAGTCAGTGCATTGGTTCCCAAATAGTAAACCGTTGCTTGTTTCACTGGACCGTTAATCACGATTGGATCACCAGTCAATTCAATCCCACAAACTTCAAGTACAAAGGCTTTAATGTATTCAATGAACTGGTAGGCCTGCGCCTTTGATGCCGACATGAAAATTTTATTCTTGCCAGTTTTGAGCAAGTCAATTAAAGCCCAAAGCGCAATAATATGGGTCGCACCAATCTGACGCGATTTAAGCAATATGAAGATGTCACTTTCCTCAATCGCCTGCATCCACTCTTGTTGATAAAGAAATAAGAAATCCTCAAAGGCTTGCTCGAGCAGCTTGAGATCATCATCGGTGAGCTGATTTTTAAGTTTTCGTTTTTTCGGTTTATCGTTACGGTTTTCTAGTTTTGGATTGAGATCGGATTGATTACCACCCTCACGATAGCGCTCTATTCTCGCCCAACGTTCAAACTGACTACCAATAAAATCCATTTCTTTGTAATTCGCATTGCTCTTACCATCCATGAAAGTCAAAGCCATATAGCGAACTTTTAGGCCTAAAGTCACATCATCAAATAAGTCCGCCTTTTCCCAACCGTCGCGCTGTTTCCAACTTTCAACGGTCGAGCGATTCTCCTCAAGTTGCTTTGAAATTTCAGATACAGACATCCCCATAGCAAACAGGATTCGTCCATGTTGCCGAGGATTTAATTGATCAAAAGTAATGGGTGAGGTCGTATTCATGTGCCTAATGTAGCCTTTCGACCACAAAAGCTATGAATCAAAAAATCCTGATTAAGGCTTATTCAGGATTGGACTAATTGCGAGCAAGTTTATTAGTCAGCAGACTGCATCTATCAGAAACATAGATGGAAATTTATATGGGACTTGCAGGTGAAGGACGTGTAGAAAAACGCTTTCGTGTAGCTCGTGAAGGTCAAACAGTCGATGGGCGAGAACTCACTGGACAAGAAATTCAGCAGATGGGTGCAAGTTACAGTCTGGAAAAATATGGCGCTCGAATCAACCTTGAGCATTTTTCAGGATGGTCACCAGAACCACCTTTCAATGCCTATGGCGACATCGTCAAAGTTGAAGCCGTACAAGAGGATGGCAAATGGGTGCTCTATAACACCCTTTCAGCGCTGCCGAACTTTGTGGCCATGAATAAAAAAGGTCAGAAAATTTATCCATCGATTGAATTCTATCGCAACTTTGCGGGGACAGGCATTGCCTATCAAGTCGGTCTTGGTTTGACGGATACCCCTGCTTCGCTTGGCACAGAACCCATTAAATTTTCAGCGAATCAATTTGCCTTATGCACTCAACCCAACGCGGAGATTTTTATGTCCCTGACAGCTTCAACTGATCAAGACAATTCAGTTCCAAATGATCCGAAAGGCCTACTCGAAAATATCAAAAGTTTGCTTTCAATGGGTCAACCGAAAGCCTCGGCTCAGCCTGATGAATTCCAAGCGGTAATGACTCAAGGTGTAGTGGCTGCTTTAAACGGTATTAAAGAGCTGAATGAAAAATTCAGCAAATTATCGGCCCCACCTGCTGCTGCACCCGTTCAACAATCCACTACGCCAGTTACTCCAGTTGAACAACCTGTGCCTGGTGCAAATACCGTACAAGACCAACTCACCCAAGCATTAGGACCGATTCTTCAGTCGCTTCAAGGTATGCAAACGCAGATTAATCAGCTCTCAACCACTGCTGTGAACCTGCCTCCCGCTGCAAGCGGTGGTGATACCGACCAAGTTGCATACTAATTCAATCATTTAGGAAATAATCAATTATGGCAGTCGTTCTCAGTCCAGTTGCACGGACAAAACTTTCCTCTTATATCGCAGACATTGCACGTGCCAATAATGTTGAAGATGCACGTCATACCTTTGCGGTTCAGCCCGTTCCTGAACAAAAAATTATTGCTGCTTATCAAGAGTCGGCAGACTTCTTAAAAATGATCAATGTTTTCCCTGTTGATAATGCCAAAGGGGAAAAAATCGGTTTACAAGTAGGTACAACCGTCGCAGGTACCACGGACACACGTGTCAAAGCGCGTACTCCTGTTCCAGTTGGAAATCTAGATTTACTGGATGAGTATGACTGTACCCAAACCAACTATGACGTGGCTTATTACTGGTCATTGTTAAATGCGTGGAAGCATCATCCTGACTTTAAATCAAAGCTGCAGGCAATGGTGATTAAAGCGATTGCATTGGACAAACTATGTATTGGTTTTAATGGTTTGTTTCGTGCGCCAACATCAGACCGCGTAGCCAATCCAATGTTGCAAGACGTGAAAAAAGGTTGGCTACAAAAAATTCGTGACCTTGCCCCTGAGCAACATTATGAAGGTAAGGACGATGGTACGGGCAAAATGGTCACTGCGATCGGTGCAACGCATGAGTTCAAAACTGTCGATGGCTTGGTGGAGTTTGCCGTTGAAGAATATATTGCTGAACAGCACCGTGAAAGTGGTCTGATTGCCATTTGTGGCCGTGGCATTTTGAGTGACAAATATCTACCTCTGTTAAATACCATTCAAGATCCAACCGAGCAGCTGGCTGCACGAACCATTTATGCCAACAAGCAACTCGGCACCTTGCCCGCTATGCACGTTCCGAAATTCCCTGCAAAAACGATTTTGATTACTACGCCTGATAACCTTTCGATCTACCTGCAGTCAGGCACCTTGAATCGTTCTATCGTCGAGCAACCTGAATGGGATCGCGCGGTTGACTTTCAATCTGTGAATGAAGACTTTGTGGTCGAAGACTACACGAAATGCGTCCTCATCGAAAACATTGAGGTAACAGCCTAATGTCAAATTCAATGCGTCAAGATCGTGAAAAAAAATTAGCTGAAAAGCGTTTGAGAATGGCACTCAGCGCTGATCCACGCTTGCTAAAAAAGCGAGTGGCAAAAGGATTAGAAGTTGATCCTGAAAAAGCTGCTGTTCAAGCGGATACAGACGCAACAACACCGACAGCTAATATTGAGCTTCGCTTATTCAATCATTTGAATCAGTTGAAAGACAATAAATCGGTTCAGGATAAAATCGAGCTCAAAAAGCAATGGTTACCTGAATATTTCGGCTATATCGACGGTTGCCTCGCTATTTCACCTTCGGATCAAAACACCACTTTGGTGACCTTAATGATTTGGGCAGTCGATGCGGGTCTATATGAATTAGCTGTCCGTATTGCTGAGTATGCTTTGTTAAATGACATGGTGATGCCTGAAGGACATAGCCGTGGAATTGCAGAATTTGTTACTGAGCAATGTGCTAGTGATTTTAATGACGATATTGACCTCGCCATTGAAAATGCGGAAGTGATTCAGCGAATCATTGATCTTGGCGTCGGAGAACAGATGGTCGATCAAGTTCGCGCCAAAATTTTCCGCTCATTAGGTGATGCTCTCAAAGAAGCTCAACCAGTAGAAGCCCTAAACGCTTATAAAAATGCATTGCGACTCAACAGTAAAGTCGGCTGTAAAAAAGAAGTTACAGCACTAGAAAAACTGTTGAACAAGCAATCAACCGAGTCGTCTCCCGACGCCACTGTCGGCTCGCAGGCAGATTCAACGACTGTTTCGACAGCTGCTGAGTCTGATCCTGCGTCCACCGACTCTAAGCCTACGGAGTAAGGATCATGCTGCTAAATGAATCCGTTTCTGAACAGGTGGTGCAAAACCCTGAAGCTGACCGTCCAAACGTCAGTATCACAGACTTGCTCGCAACGGTTCGTTTAGACAAGTCCAAAGGTCAGGATCTGCTTGCTGAAAAAATCACACTGGCAATGGACATGATCAATGATCAAGTCCTGTTGCTAAAAATTGAGACTGAAGCGCAGATCCGCAAATACAAACGTGCTGTTTGCTATGAAGCAGCAGCAATGATTTGTGAAGACAATTTGGATTTTGATACCACTACGACAGGTCAATCGCGCGGTGAAAACCAACAGGCAAAAACGCAGTCATTGCGTCGAGTGGTCAATCACACGATCGCCGACTTAACCAATCAAAAACGCAATCGGATCAAACTGGTATGAATACGGTTTATGCCATCCAAGGGGACACGCTTGATTCGATTGCTACCCGTTATTTTCCGAATAACCCGGTTCAGGTTTTAGCAGACTTGATTGAATTAAATCCCGCACTTGAAAGCGTCATTTTGGTTGAGCACCAAGCTGTGGTTTTACCTGAAGCGATAACAACATCTACCACCCAAACACTTAAATTATGGGATTAAGTTATGTTAGAGCGCATAACAGCCCCGAAGGGGAAATCAATGAATGATCCGATTTCAATTAAAGGATTACCGTGGTTACTAAAAATTGCTGCAGCCATTTTAGGTGCAATTTTGGCACTGATTTTAAGTGGGGACATCGATACAGAAGGTCGAATTAAGATCAACGTAGGCGTGATTTTAAAATTCACTATCAGTGTGGCCATTAGCTTGTACGGTGGCTCAGCGTTTATTGAATATTACCAACTCACCTCTTACTCGCTGATATCGCAAGGCTTTGTCATGCTGATTTTTGCGGTATTTGGCATGTTGATGATAGGCATTTGGTATCAATCTTTACAGTTATGGAAAGGCAAAACAGTCAGTGAAATTATCGCTGAAGTGAAAGCAGCCTTTTCAGCACTCTTCAAATAAGGATCTCAAAATATGAGTCTTACTTTTGATACAGCATTCGATCGCTTGATTGGCCATGAAGGTAAATTTACAGACGATCCCAAAGATCGCGGTAACTGGACAACGGGTGTAATTGGTAAAGGTCAATGTAAAGGGACTAAGTACGGCATTTCAGCCATGACTTATCCTGATTTAGACATCCGAAACTTAACCCTAGATCAGGCCAAAGCCATTTATAAGCGTGATTGGTGGGATCGCATTAATGCCGATGACCTTCATTCTGCAATTGTGTTTCAGGTTTGGGACTTTGCCGTGAATGCAGGCATGGGAACGGCCAAGCGTAAACTGCAAAAAGCGGTCAATGTGGCCGAAGATGGGATCATTGGTCCGATGACCATTAAAGCCATCAAAAAAGCAGATCTCAATGATGTTTTGATGAAATTCAATGCTTCAAAACTCAAGCACTACACCAGTTTAAGCACTTGGCATCGCTATGGCAAAGGCTGGACAAATCGCACCGCTGATCAGCTTCTTTATGCGGCATTGGACAATTAAAGTATGAAAGCTTTAATTCCCTTGAAATCGTTTCTTGCAGAAAAACTGCCTGAAATGAGCCAAGACAAATGCCATTTACTCATCGTAAATGGCAACCAAGCTCAAGGCTATATGGAATATACAGTACGGATTTTATTATTGGATTATCGCAGTGATCCAGTTCAAGTCCTGATGCTAGTACGTCATTGGCTGCAGTCTAAAAATCTGCATTTGGATGCGGCCAAAAAGGACATTCAAATTTCGTTTAGCAGTGAAATTATTGATACTAATACCTTTGACCTTGAAATTGACTTCCCACAACGAGACAAAATTGTTTCGGGTGAAAATGGGTACCATGTTTGCCCCGAAATGGTCTGGAGTGATGACCATGATAAATTTGTCCCAGTAGGAACTGAATAAGTGGATGCGATCGTTGGATTAAACCATTGGCTTGACCAAATTGCCCTGCGTTTAGAACCAGGACAACGACTAGAGTTAATGCGTAGACTGGCTCAAGGTTTAAGAGTTCGACATCGTGATCGAATCAAGCAGCAGCGTGATCCTGATGGCTATCGATTTATTCCACGCAAGCGCAATCAGATCGGTCGGATTAAGCGTCAAGGTGCGCTATTTCAAAACATTGGAAAGCAACTTAAAACGGAATATTCATCTGACCATGCTGCCGTTGGCTTTGGTGGCCGTACCGCATTTGTGGCCAAAGTTCACCAAGAGGGGGAAAATATTAAGCCATATAGATATGCAAAACCCACTCAATACCCAATTCGGGAACTAGTGGGTTTTAGCAAAGATGATGAAAATTGGATTATCAATGAACTTCAGCAATTTTTAATTCAAATCAATTAACTAAATTGCTAAATTTCTGCCTCAACAACGGATAATTATTTCTTTCTATTCCATGATTATATGGAGATGAATTCTTAAAATCCGTAATCATTCTTTTAATATCCTCATCAGATAAAGAGATAATGTAACCCCGATTATCTCTTGCTGTATCTATGCATCTCTGATCAAGTAAATCCTGATTATCTGACTCTCTAAAGACTAAAAGGCCTACTTGCCCCCTACCTGGTGAAAATCTTCCAGATAATTGGTCAACTTCAGGATTTCTAATTTCATTAGTATAGTTTTTACATTCAATGAAGATATATGCTGAAGGATAATGCAAACTTAGCCATTTAAAAAATCCATTTTTAGCTTCATTAATATATTGAATATCAATACGCTTTCTTCGATTATGAATTTCTGCTTGCTTTTTAGGATAGTTCAAATTCGGATAAAATAATGCAGTTAATATCTTTTCTATATGCTTTTCATATGTTGTAGCATGATCAGTACCTTTAGGTATACTATCTAACTCTTGAATTAGTTGATCCCAATCAATTGCCGGTAAATTCTGAATTTCCAATATTTCCTCATGAGAAAGTGGATATTTAGGAAGAGCCTCTTTTTCACTCTTATATTTACTCCAAACATGTTCACGTCCGATTGTTTGATCTATTCCCGATTGTTTAGTATTACCATATATTTCACGTAAATCTTTAATATCTACTCTTGGGGCACCATTTTTCTTAAGATAATAAACAAGGGAAGATCGATTTCTAATGTGTTCTGCACGTATTTCTTCCAAGATATAATTACGATAATAATCGCTAAAATCATATGTAATTTTACGTCTTACAATACTTCTTGGAATTAATAAAAAAATTCGTCCATTAACCATCGGCAGTGAAACAAATCTATTTTCCCAATTTTTTGTTTGTTGATTCCAAATTGGTCCTGAGTCAACATTATGTGTTAGAGGGATATTATAATAGTTACACATATCAATAGTATACTCTATTAATGGCTCTCTAATAATATTGCAAACAGCATCGGATATCATATCTTTACCAATACCATCAATTAATAGACATGTATCCTCAATATCTTGTAAAAGACCTGTTTGAGCTGCTCTGCTATTACATAGAGCATTCCAAACTAAATCAGCAGAAATGTTTCCGAAAGCCGATCCTCTTGAAGGACCTGAAGAATATCCAATATGAAATTCATTTCTCTCTTTTAAATTACTAAGTAACTCTTTAGCCTGAGAATGCTGATTATTGCCGATATATTCCAATACCGTCTCAAAATACTGTTGTACTAGGCTTGCACAAACGTGCCCCCATGGCGACTCTAAACTTCTCAGGGCTGTTGGATCAACAAAAACCTCTATATCTGTATCTAAATCAATATCAACAAAATCTAAATAAGCTTGAGTTAATCCCAAATTAAATATTTCTGAAACCCTCATTTAAATTCTCTTTAAGTTATTGAATATAATTTATTATTTTTATATCAAATTAACTACATACTTGACAACCCAACTCAACAAAGTTAACTTGATGAGACCATCCATCTGGTGGTCGAGTTTGGTCGCTCGTTGAAAATACATGGTAGACAACCGCTACTTGCGGATTTTTTTTGTCTATAATTCGGTGTACCCGCGTTTTGGTAGATCGGATGGGGAGGCGTAAGCCTGCCGTTTTGCCTGTGTTTTACGGTCGACCAACCCCGTTCGATCTGCCACCCTAGTTTGGTCGCTAGGAGGGCAGAAAAACCAAATACACAGGTGAATCAACATGAATAAAAATTTAACGGCACAAAACCGTCTCGATAAAATCTGCTATCAACGCATCCAGTCAGCACACTTTGCTTCCCCTTCTCTAAAAATAAAACTCATCACCCTTCTTAAAAATGTTGGAGGTGCAAAATGAATTCTTTTGACCTCAATACCGCAGTATTTATTCAAGATCAGCAAATCAAAACCAATAGCTTAAAAGTTGCTGAGTTTTTTGATAAAAGACATACCAATATTTTACGTGCCATTGAATATTTAGACTGTTCCTCCGAATTCACTCAGCTCAATTTTGAGCTGAGTGAATATCAAGACGCCACTGGCCGAACATTACCAATGTATGAAATGACGAAAGATGGTTGGATGTTTTTAGTTATGGGTTTTACTGGCACAAAAGCAGCTCGAATCAAAGAAGCTTACATTTTTGCTTTTAATCAAATGTCTGAATTACTGCAAAACCAGTTATTACAAATCCCACAACTGACAGCGGGTTCACTGGTACAACTCAAATCAGGCAGTCAGCAACTAACTGTCAGCCAAATAGAAAACGACATCGCTCAAGTCCATTGGTTTAAAAATGGCAAACTTTACGAACATTCATTCTCTGTTCATTGTCTTGTCCTAGACCGTGCCTTACCTCAAATAGAACAAGCTCAACAGCGCTTAAATGAATTTTGGAATGCCTTATTTGAAACAGATATTCAAAAGTTTAATCATTCAAGCCAGTCCAATATTTTGGCACTGAATCTGACTCAAATTTACAACACCATCCCAAACTTACCATTACGACAAAACATGCTGACTGATTTAGCCAGTAGCAATGCCCCATTTCCTCAATATCTAAATCGAAATTTGCCTTATCGAAGTGCTATAGATCACCAAGTGTATAAATGCTGGATTTTTAAAAATCCGAAAACGGCTGTAACAAATACAGATGTGGAGGCTGAATTATGAGAAATATCATTTATCAGCTTTCCGAAGAAAACTATCAGGTGATTAATGAAGTTCGAGCCACATTAAACATGATGGCAAGTATGGGATTATCAGATTCAAACGACAATTGTAATGACCTATCAAAAGAAGATTTAATCTGCGTGCTCTCACAGGCTGAATGTAGACTCAAACAAGTCCTACAAAATACAGCGTACAAATAAAAAATCCTGAATAAACGTTAAACAGGATATAGATCCTCGCACTTTAAAACTAAATTGCCCATGATTTCGGTCATGGGCAATTTACGTTTATATGAGCATGAATAATCAACTTTTACGCCAGTTTCAGAATCTCGCTTGCATCGGTACAGTCATTGCCGTCGATGCATCTGCATGGAAAATGCGCTTAAAAATTGATGAAAATGAAACGGATTGGATTCCCATTCCAACGATGGCTGCAGGCATCGTCAAAATTTGGCGATGCCCATCGTTAGGAGAGCAATTTTCAGTATCAGCACAAGGCGGTGAGCTTACCAGTGCGGTACCACAAATCAGCCTTTTTTCTGAAACATTCCCTCCTCCGAGTACAGATCCAAATGAGTTATTTGTACAAATCGGTGAGTCTTTTTTTAAAGTCAATATCACTTCAGGCGAAGCAGTTTTCAAACTCAACAAATGCATTTTTGATGTGCCTGAAATAGTCTTTACTGGAACGGTGCATGCAGAAGAAACAATTTCATCGGCTGTCGACGTTATCGCCAAAAAAGTGAGTTTGATCAATCACCCTCATGGCAACGTCATGAACGGAACTGGTCAAACGGCCAAACCAATCCCAACTGGAGGCGAGTCCAATGGTTAAAGGTATGTCTCGTCATACAGGCAGAGCGATTTCGGATGATGGCCAGCTCCCTGCTCATTTACAGCAATCTTTGCATGATCTTTTAACCACCTTGATTGGTACGCGTTTATGCCGTCGAAACTATGGCTCACTGGTACCTGACCTGATTGACCAACCCTGCAATGACTTTACCAAACTTAAAATCATGAATGCTTCAGCAACAGCGGTCGTTCGTTTTGAACCGCGTATCAAAATTAAGCAAGTTCAAGTTTCAAGTACTGATCAGGCTAGTGCTTGGGACATTACCATCATTGGAAATTACATCAGCCAATACCGTGAACAAGCATTTTCTCAGGCCTTTACTATTGGAGCTGCTGCATGAGTTCTCTCAATCGCGTCGATCTTTCGTCACTCCCTTTTCCAAACGTCCTCGAGCAGCTCGATTTTGAGGACGAACTTCAGCAGTGTAAAAATGATATTTTGGCGCGTGATCCTGAGCTTGTCGAGGCACTTAATTTTGAAAGTGAGCCAATTGTTAAAGTACTCGAAACATTCGCCTATCGTCTTTTACTTAAAACAGGCCAAATCAATGCTAAATCCAAAGCGCTCATGCTGGCCTACGCAAAAGGATCGGATTTAGACCATTTAGCTGCGAACCGAGATGTCTATCGAAAAACAATTATCCCTGCGCAACCCAATGCAAATCCGCCTATTGATGCAGTGATGGAATCTGACGAGGATTTACGTCGTCGTACACATTTACAGCCTGAAAGTATGTCTGCTGGCTCAGTGGGTGCATATCAGTTTTGGGGACTGAGTGCGCATGGTCATGTCAAAGATATCTCCGTCGAAACGCCACAAGAAGGTCATGTCAATATTTGGGTTCAAAGCCATATTGATGAGAATGCACCCCAGACTTTACTGGATGCAGTCGATCAATCGCTTGATCCTGATACGCGTCGTCCGTTTACAGACGAAGTGCATGTCAAAGCTGCGACTTCTCAAGAGTGGCAATTGAACGCCACATTAGTGCTTTTCCCTGGTCCTGATTCTGCCGTGGTCAAAGCAGCTGCCGAAGCGGATGCTCAAGCCTATATCGAAAAGATTTCTTCACTTGGCTATGACGTTGCCCGCAGCGGACTGTTCCATGCCTTGCATCAAGGCGGGGTTCAAAACGTCATACTGAATAGTCCCGCTGCGGATCTTATTTTGCCGAAGAATAAATATTCAAAATGCACAGGCGTAACGATCAACATTGTGGAGTTCCGCGATGTCTAAATTATTGCCTCCCAACGCAACCAAACTTGAAAAAAACATAGAGCAGCTTGGTGAAAAGATTTCCAACCTTTCAGTGCCTTTTGTCGATTTACATCGTATTGATCGTTGTCCTGTTGCTCATTTACCGTGGCTTGCATGGCAACACCGCGTCGAATATTGGTTACCTGAATGGAGTGAGCAAGAAAAGCGAAATGCGATCCAACAAAGCCAATCCTTTAATGCGCAGCGCGGAACACGATCATCAATTGAAAGCCTACTCGGTACCGTAGTCACGTTTTTCCAAATCAAAGCATGGTACGAATTTACCCCCAAGCACCAACCTTTTTCATTCGTGGTGATTATCGACCCACTCCACCTACTCAGTATTGATCAACTTTTACAAGTTCAAACCGCAATTGAAGCAACCAAATCAGCGCGGGATAACTATTCCATTTCTGCCCATGTTCAATCCGAAGGTTACTTATGGCTGGGTGGAGCATGTGTCACGGGTGAAACGGTTTATATGGAAGCAATCTAGGAAAATGTATGCCCTCTAAATATTATTTGACCTTGACCACTTATGGCTCAGATCTCATTGCCCAAGCGCATGAGTCTGCACCGCTTAATTTAAAAAACCTAGTGATTGGCGATGCCAATGGTGTCCCTTATGACCCATTGACTGCAATTGACCGTACGCACTTGGTCAATCAAAAAGCCAGTGTTTTAATCCAGCACCTAGAAGTGATCGAGGATGTTGTTCGTATCCAAGCAACCGTGGGTGCAAACATTGGTGGCTTTAATATTCATGAAATTGGCCTTACGGATGAGACTGGCCAGTTGGTTTATATTGGCAATTATCACGGTGGCTATAAGTCTCTTTTTGAAGATGGTGCAGGTGGAGAACTGACCATATCCATTGATATTAAAGGTGTGGCAACAAATCAAATCAATTTGAGTATCGACCCGAATATCAACACCGCCACTCAAACTTGGGTACAACAGCAGCTCGATGAACTCCGCGCCTATTTCACTCCACTTTTAGCGAAATCAGGCACCATTGAAATATGGTCAAATCCAGTTCCCCCCGCTTATGCACTTGAGTGCAATGGTGCTGCCTATTCACGAACTGAATATAAAGCGCTGTTTGATGTGATTGGTACTTCGTTCGGTGATGGTGATGGGAGTACCACCTTCAATGTCCCTGATTTTCGTGCTGAGGTTCCACGAGGATGGGATCATGGACGTGGGATTGATGTCGGTCGTGTATTTGGTAGTTCTCAGAAAGCGTCGTCGGTATGTATGGGTGACCCAACATTGACCGATGGTCGTTTAGTTAATCTATACAATAATACCGATAACTCTACGGAGACCATGCGTAATGCCTTAAATGGTGAGGCAACCACGATTGATGCAAGCAAGGTCATACTGCTCTCTTCAGCAGCTCAAGCCGTCGATTCTGTAACAGCAATACAGTCCACAATGTCAGTTCGAGCAAGAAACGTGGCGGTGATGTTTATCATCCGAATCTAAATTATCCGCAGTTTTATAAAATCCTGATTAAAGCTTATTCAGGATTGCCTTCATAGAAAAACACAGCCCTTCAATTCATGATGATTTCAAAAGTAATTCAACTTTTATGGAGTCATCATGACAGAGTTTCACCACGGTATTACAGCGCGAGAATCCGCTGCTGGAAAAATTCCAATTCGCAATTCTGATACCAATATTATGGCGATGGTTGCCTATGCTGATGATGCAGATCAAGACGCATTTCCGCTGAATACCCCTGTACTGGTTACCTCGGTCAATCGTGTTTTACCCAAAGCCGGTGCAATGGGAAATTTACGTAAAAACCTAGAAATCATTAGCGCAATAACCTCTCCAACCTTAGTCGTGATTCGTATTGCTGACCCATATGGAGATGGTGAATTTGAACAATCACTTGTGATTGGCACGACCAAACCCAATGGCCAACGTACTGGCTTACAAGCCTTACTCACCGTTAAATCACAATTAGGCATTACCCCTAAGATTATTTGTGTGCCTGATACTGAAACCATCGATGTTGCAAACGCCTTAGGTGCAATCTGTAAAAAGTTACGTGCCTACTCTTACATTACCCCGCGTGATGCTGATGGTTTTGTCTTTGAAGATCCTGAAGAGGTGGTGAATTTCCGAAACATGTTGGCATTTCGAGAAATTGAATTGATCTGGCCTGAATGGACGAGTGGCAATGTGTTGTTGGGTGAAGTTGTTGATACGGCTTTAGTCCCGACCAAAATCTTTGTCGATCAATTAGTCATCATCAATGACGGTACTTTGACCTATGACCTGTATTTCTTAGGCAATAAGATCGAAAGCAATATTGTGATTGGAACGGTTGAACAACCCGATGCACGTGCTGTTTTTGGGGATTTAATCCGAAAAATCCTAGCAGACCGTTGGCCAGCAATCACTGTTGTAGGTAGTGGCGGTGGTCTCGGCCATTTCCAAATCAATTCCAATTATGTTGCGGGTGGGGATGGCAAAAGCTTTTCAGCCCCTGTTCGGATTGTCTTGAAGCAAAACAATCAAGAAGAGCGCGACATCTTCCATTTATTAAGCAATGAAAATGGTGACCCACTCGCCAGCCCTGCCGAGCTTGTTTCACTTGGCGAAACTAATTTTATGGGGTTTTAAATTATGGCTCTTAAATACGGACCAGGCATTCTCACCGCTGCCGTTGTTGCTGCAGCGCTACGTGCTGAAACTGACAAAAAAGTCGGTTGGCATAAATCGCTTTCAAATATTCCAGTCGTCGGTCCGACTGGCATTAGTCAGCCGATTACATGGGATCTTGAAGATCCTGATACCGATGCAGGTTATCTCAACAGCAAAGATATCACCACTATGATTTTGCATGATGGTGCTCGTTTTTGGGGTAACCGCAATTGTTCTGACGATCCACGCTTTGCTTTTGAAGTTGCAACCCGAACTGCACAGTTCTTGTTAGACACCATCATCAATGGCTGTTTTCCATTTGTCGACCAACCCCTTACGCCCTTCTTGGCCAAAGACATTATTGATTCGATCAATGCCAAATTGACCGAGCATGTCACAGCCAAGCGCCTGATTGGAGCCTCGGTTTGGTATGACCCTGCTCAAAACACCATTGAAGGCTTATCTCAAGGTGAGATGTGGATTGACTACGACTTCACTCCAGTGCCAACACTTGAAAACTTAGGTCTCAATCAACGCATTACCGACCGTTATTTGGTCAACTTTGATCAACTCATCAATAACGCGGCATAACGTATAGGAGCTGGATGCAATGCTTCCACGTACTTTGAAAAATTTTAATGTGTTCGTAGATACACATTCATGGGCAGGTGTCGCAGAAAGCGTCACCATTCCCAAAATCACCAAGAAAACCGAGGACTTTCGTGGCGCGGGCATGATTGGTGATGTGTCACTGTCAATGGGCTATGAAAAGCTTGAAGGTGAAGTGGTTTATGCAGGCTTTGATGTGAAACAGTACCGCCAGTTAGGTGTCTGTGGCACATCGGATCTGCCTGTCCGTTTTGTTGGAATGTATGAACGTCAGGACAATTGCACATCGCAAATTGTAGAAATTTATACCCGTGGCCAAGCGATTGAACTTGACCCTGGTGATTCTAAAAATGGCGAAAAGACAGAAATCAAAATGTCTTACAACTATACCTATTACCGCATGGAAGTGGATGGTGTGGTCGAAGTCGAACTGGATTTCATTAATGGTACAGAACGTTTCGGTGAAACGGATGTAGCCAAAAACATTAAAGAATTGCTTGGTCTATAAGACCAGGCATTCCCTCTCCCCATATTTCTAATGAGCATATGACATGACCCCTGAAGCACAGCAACAAAACCAAGACACGATTCAAGACCCTAACCTCCGCACCATCACTTTTGACGAAGGCTTTAAGCGCGGTGAACAGACCGTTACCGAAATCGTGATCCGTAAACCAAAAACCCGTGCCCTACGTGGACTCACATTGGTGAACGTGTTGCAACTCGACGTCGACACTTTGGCGAAACTGGCTCCACGTATTACCACACCGACCATGACTGAAAATGACGTGTATGAACTGGCACCTTCGGATCTCACCAAGTTGTCAAAGGAAGTGATCGGTTTTTTTGTGAAGGCCGAGGACGAAGACTTCCAATAAGTACCGATGAAGTCATTGCAGATTTAGCCGTGGTGTTCCATTGGACACCCGACGTCTGTGATGACTATGAACTGGATGAATTGATGGATTGGCATGAACGTGCGCGAGCACGTTGGGAAACAGAGAGCAAATGAGTCAAATTAGCCTAAAAGCCATGTTAGAACTGGTGGACAAAGCCACTGCCCCCCTTAAGGACATCATGGGTTCAAGTGAAAAGACCTCAGATGCCTTGCGTTCCCAACGTGAAGAATTAAAGAAATTGAGCAAGTCTCAATCAGATATTACCTCTTTCCGTCGTTTATCCAGTGCGCTTAAAGGTACTCAAAAGGACTTAGAATCGGCACAGCAGACCGTTGCCCAACTTGCCCAAGCGCATGCCAATGTTGCCAAACCGACTCGGGCAATGACCAAAGAATTTGAGAAAGCCAAACAAACGGTTAAAGATTTAAAACAGGCAGAGCAAGATCAGCTTCGGCAATTGCAAATGCTTCGTACAGGCTTAAATCAAGCAGGTATCAGTACCAAATCGCTGAGTCGTGATGAACGTGACTTAAAGGCCAAAGTGGATACAGCGACCCAAGCTTTACAGCGCAAAAAAACTCAACTCGATAAACAGGTGGCCAGTCAAAAACGGCTCAACAATCTCGTTCGGCAACATAAAAATGCACAGGACTTGATTGGCAAAGTCTCTGATACTGGAGTTCGTGCAGGTGCAGCAGCTGCAGTCGGTGCGGGTGCTTTAGGTGTCCCAATCAAAGCTTTTGCTGAAGCAGAAGATGCAGCGACGACTTTAAAAGTCTCCATGATGCAATCGAATGGCCAAGTGGCCAATGAATTTACAGCCATCAATGAACTGGCCAATAAGTTAGGCACACAGCTTCCTGGTACAACAGCAGACTTCCAATTAATGATGGCTAAGCTCGTCCAGCAAGGTATCAGCTATAAAGCCATTCTTGGCGGTGTAGGTCAGGCTGCGGGCTATTTGGCCGTACAACTTAAAATGCCTTTTGAAGATGCTGCTGAGTTTGCAGCAAAAATGCAGGATGCCACCAAAACCTCAGAAAAAGACATGCTCAGTTTAATGGATACGATTCAGCGATCGTATTACTTGGGTGTCGACTCCACCAACATGCTACAAGGTTTTTCCAAACTATCGGCAGGGATGAAAACCATTAAAGCCGAGGGCTTAGAAGGTGCTCAGGCGATGGCTCCCCTCTTGGTCATGGCAGATCAAGCAGCAATGGCGGGTGAATCTGCAGGTAACGCCTACAGTAAGATTTTTGCATCGATGATGGACAGTAAAGGCATTAAAAAGGCCTTGAAAGGTTCAGGTATGGCCATGAACTTTACCAATGGTAAAGGTGAGTTCGGTGGACTGGACAATATGTTCAAGCAGCTTGAAAAGCTCAAAGGCCTTTCAACCGAAGCACGTTTACCGATCTTGTCGGATATGTTCGGCAATGATGCAGAAACCATCCAAGCCTTAAACCTACTGATCGACAAAGGCAAAGCGGGCTATAACGAAACCTTAGCAAAAATGAATGCTCAAGCCGACTTACAGACACGTGTTAATGAGCAGCTCGGTACGTTAAAAAATCTATGGGATGCAGCTTCAGGAACTTTCACCAGTGCCATGGTGAACTTCGGTGCTGCGATCGCACCTGAGCTAAAACAAGTCGTCACTGGCTTAACGGATATGACTGAAAAACTGGGAGCCTGGTCTAAAGAAAATCCTCAATTATCGAATGCCATCATGAAGACCATTGCCATTATCGTGATTCTGCTCGCTGCGTTTAGTGCCCTATCGCTTGCACTGGTGACCATACTCGGTCCAATGGCTTTACTCCGCCTGACGTTTGGCGTACTGGGAGTCAAAGGCTTCGGTCTAATTAATATCATCAAGCTGATTGGATCGGCCTTTATGTGGCTCGGTAAAGGCATCTTTTTTGTCGGTCGTTTAATGATGGCCAACCCATTATTTTTAGCGATCGGACTTTTGGCCACGGCAGCCTATTTGATTTATCGCAATTGGGGTTCAATCAAACAATTCTTTGCGGACATTTGGAATTCGATTGGTACGTCGGGCATGACGACCACGCAAAAGATCGTTTTATTCTTTCAGCTTGCCCTTCAAAAAATTACCACACTCATTTTGAACTGGTCTCCGATCGGACTGTTTTATCGCGCCTTTGCTGCGGTGATGAATTACTTTGGTGTGCAATTGCCAAGTACATTCACTGGCTTTGGCCAAATGCTCATGCAAGGACTGGCCAACGGGATCAGTAATGGCATTGCGGGTGTGATCGGCAGGGCAAAAGCTGCTGCAGCTCAAGTCACCAATACAGTAAAAGGTGCTTTTGGCATCCACTCCCCTTCCCGTGTTTTTACGCAGTTGGGGGCATACAACATGCAAGGTTTAGCGAACGGGATCTCAAACAATAGCCATCTGGCCAGCAATGCAATCGGAACAGCCAGGCAGGAGATGTTGGGCTTTTTTGATACCAGTGCATTCCGTTTTGACCAACGTCCACCCATTTCATCCAGCACAAAAAATGTCTCTGCAACAGCAGCTCCAGTGCAGCAAATTTTTAATATTTATGCTGCACCGGGTATGGATGAAAATGCATTAGCACAATTGGTAGCAATGGAAGTGGCAAAGGCGCAGCGCATGCAACAACCAAGCAACGTCCGCAGCTATAGCGACAACGATTAAGGGGACAATCATGTTGATGAGTTTAGGACAATTCATTTTTAAGACCAGTACATTGGCCTTTCAAGAGATCCAACGGCAACGATCATGGAGCTATGCCGAAAATGCCGTGGCCAATGGACGTGCGAAAAAGCAGTTCACCGGTGCAGGTTCAGACACGGTGACAATGCCTGGTCTCATTTATGAAGAATATGGCTTCGGTACACGCTTTGCGCTGGATGAATTGGCGAGCATGGCCGATACAGGGCAAGGCTATGTGTTGATGGATGGTTCAGGTTATTTATACGGTGTTTTTGTCATCGACAGCATTGACGAAACCAAATCTATTTTGATGGATAACGGTGTCCCGCGTAAGGTTGATTACACCCTCAAGTTGAGCCGTGTTGATGACGAACGCATTGAAATGCAATCTGCACCACAGCAAGAAGGTTCAGCATGATTAAAACGCCTGTATGTATGATTAGTGCTGACAATAAACCGTTAAATGAGCTTATTTCTAAGCGCATTTTAAGTGTTACCGTCACAGATAACCGCGCCAATGAAGCAGATGAATTGAGTATCGTGCTCGATGATCATGACGGTGCATTACAACTGCCGAAACGTGGTGTACGTCTTAATTGTCTAATGGGTTTTAAAGGTGAAGGTTTACACGATAAAGGCGACTTTATTGTCGATGAGACTGAATGGTCTGGTACACCCGATCAAATCACCATTAAGGCATCCAGTGCCAATTTTAAAAGCAATATCAAAGAAGCCAAGTCTAAGTCATACCACCGCAAAACTTTTGGAGCAATTGCGACTGAAATCGCGCAAAACCATAAACTGACGCTGGTCATGGCAGCAGCTCTCAAGGCAATTACTTTAAGTCATATTGACCAAACCAATGAGTCGGATCTCAACCTACTTCAACGGCTGGCCAAACAAAATGGTGCAGAAATGGCGGTGAAAAAAGATCGGCTTTTAATCTTCACAGCAAGCAGTGCAAAAACCGCTTCAGGTAAAGATTTACCCACCATCATTTTGACTAGAAACAGTGGCGACCATTTCCGTTACAGCGAACAGGATCGTGAGTCTGACCATACTGGTGTATCAGCCAGTTATCAGGACACTGGCAAAGCCAAACGTGAAAAGGTAGTGACTGGTGATAAAGGTAAGGTTAAACACTTGAAAGGGACGTTTGCCAACAAAGCTGAAGCAGAACGTGCCAGTGCTGCGAAGATGGCTGAGATTAAGCGCCAAATGGCGAAATTCAGCATCAATTTAGCTTATGGGCTACCTGAGATCAGTACTGAGTCTCCAATCAAATTAGAGGGCTTTAAGACTGAGGTAGATAACCTGAAATGGATTGTTGAAAAAGCCACTCATAGCTTTGCTAAAAGTGGCGGATTGACGACTCAATTAGATTTAGAGGCAAATATTTAATCCTTTTTATCATCAGACTCAAATGCCGTTAACTCTTTAGTATCTACAGCAATAAAGTGAGTCTTTTCATTATGATTTACTGGATAAAAGATATAGTCTTTATTTGCATAAACATGCTTAGGCTGCCCATTTAATTTATATTTATTTTGTACTGTTGTTGCTAGTTTCTCAAAATTATATAAATTGCTATTTTCATTAATTTCACTATTTAATTCTTTAAATGCGCCTGGCACATCAATAAATACAATAATGAATAAAAGAATATAAATACAATAGCGAAAAGTAGAAATTACAACATCTTGTAACTCTCCCGCTGTAGCAAATACATCATAAAAAAACTCTATAAACAAATAAAGACTGAGAGTAAAAGATAAATATACGGCTAAGAGAATAAATAAATCACCAAAAAACTTTGTTATGCTCGAATATTCACTGATATCTGTTCTCCACAATAACCATAATGCTGAAAAAACAAAAAAACACATTGCCGGGAGTAAAACTTTTATTTTAAATTCGTCACTTATATTTCCTGAAACTACAAGTACCTTAGATAAGTAAGAAATCGAACTATATATAATAAACAACATCCCGAAAAAAAATAAAGCAATTAGTCCATCAGGAATTACCTGAGCAACAGAAAAATATCTTAAATATGAAAACCCTAAAATACTTAGAATCATATAGATTTGATAAATTCCGCCTGCAATTGCGGGTACCACAAGAATCAAAGTTTGATAGTCTTTTATCGTAGACATAATTCTATTCACTTACTTTCCCTCTTAAAAAAATACCCCATAAAAACTGGGGTATTTTATTTTCATAAAAATTATAATTTATATTTATCTAACAAAGATTTAATAACATTACCTAAAGCCTGACCCAGTAATGGTGGGACAGCATTTCCTACCTGAGTGTACTGAGGAACTTCAAACTGACGCATTTGCCCACCAGTTGTAACCTTTGATCTAAATACAAACTGATCTGGAAATGACTGTATACGAGCCATTTCACGCACCGTTAACGTTCTCAATTCATCATGATGGTAATGGCAGGCATCATCTGGAATAGACAGCGCAGCTGGTGCAGGCTGAGATGCTATTAAAGCTTTTTGGGTCTGTTTCTTTGTTTGGTGCTCATTAAAATACTGAATAAGTTCCGCAATATTTGAAAACCTCGCATATTGATTCAAATCAATTAAATAGTCATAACTTAAAAGTATCTTAGCGGTGTTATCGGAAACGGAAGGAATCTTTCCTTTCAGTAAATCTAAAGCCTCTTTTTTTACTGAACTATCCAATAATTGAAGTATTTGATAAATCCTAAAGCGTCGCTGAACATGGATGCCATTATTTCTTAAGTCATGATTTCTCATTTTCCCATTTAACGTTAGATTTGGCATCAATGTACTATTGATCAACTCGATATATTTAGATTTCTCCGTACCTTCCTTGCGTAAATCATCTATCGCATCTTTAACAGAAAATTCATTATTTTTATATTTAATGAGTGGGTTCAAGAATGTTTTCTCAAAAGCATCTTTATGTTCTGGATAAGACACATCAAAATATGGCAGAGCGCTATATTCAACTTCCTTTTCCTCACTCAAATCCTTTGTCATCTGAATTGATTGTCGGAATAATTCTTGTTCATCTGCACTTAGTTTTGGATAAATATTATTAAAAACGTCTTTTCGTATCCCAATGAAAATAAAGCGCGGGCGGTTTTGAGCAACACCTGCATATTTTGCATTGATGTGTAAACACAAAGGAATGTAATTAATTTGTGCGAATGCCTTAGCTACTTCAAACCATGCATAAAATTTCTTACCTTCAACATCAAAAGCTCTTAGGATGCCCGTAACGTTTTCCAGTAGTGCTATTTTGGGCTGAGTAGTTTGCACAAATTTAGCAAACTCCCACGGTAAAACATTTCGTTTATTATCAAACTGTCTTAAGCCAGCCATACTGAAGCTCTGACATGGTGGACCACCTGATACCAGATCTAATCCACCTTCTTCGCCATAGGCATTTTTAAGTTGATTAGCCTGTATAGGATGTTTTTCTAACCACTGATTCAACTGAATAATATTACCAACAACTAATTTGCCTTGAAGCTCTGTCTCTTCAGATAAATCTGAATGACCTTCGTTTAACTCAGGAAAAGCTCTTGGATCCTCTCTTAATCTGGCTTTCATACTGTTTTTATCGAACTTACTACTGAGCCATAAGACCTTATCTTCTGGTGTTGTTTCTTCTAAATTTTGATGAAAGAAATTATAGGCAAATGTCTCTGCCGCCATTGGCGAAAGCTCATTTGCCATAACTAATTTAAATCCAACAGACTCTAGTCCAAGTGACAAACCGCCACAGCCTGCAAATAACTCAATGTGGTTCAAATTAGTATTTCCTAAATTTAGATAAAAACAGCCTCTGCATTTTAATAACAAATCAAAAAAAAAACCAGGCGTAGAATGACATCAAATGTCGCTTAACAAACTTTGTTAAGTTGATATTTCTGTTAAGTTGTGGAAATATAAGCCAATGGCTTCTTGAGTAAGCCTACAGCCCGCAACTGTAAAAACCCCTTTTGGTTATCTCGTTGAAATATTTCTGACTTTTTGTTTGTGCAGGAAAGCTTTGTTGCGGGTCGAGCATTTCCGAACATGAACTAAAAGGTAATTTCAATGAAGCAACAACCATTATTCCCGACCCGTTCAATTGCGCGGTTAAAAGATGACGCCAAAGATCTTAAAAATAAGTTAAAAATTTCTCATACAGCGGCTTTAAATAAAATCGCGCAAGATCATGGTTATAAAAACTGGCAAGCTCTGGATAATGCATCTAAAGCAGAAGAAGCTTCAGACGACCAACCCATTGTCCTATCTCAGCCTACTCTCTCTTATCCAGTTATCAACGAAGACCTAATTCGTCATAACCGTGAGCTTTTAGCAAAACTAGGACTAGATCACAGCGAATTAATCATTACTGCTACGGGCATTGATAAATCAATTATGGATGCAGTTGCACCACTGCGCGATTTTTTCAATTTCAATGGATATCATGATTACGCTGTGCAAACTCAAGGTCAAATTGAAAAGAAAGCAGCTAAATTAGTCACAGCGAACGAAGTCATTGATACGCAAGTTAGTTTATACAGACCTAAAACGAAACAAGGTGATCCACGTATTTGGGTTTATAAACTTAAGCCACATGTACAGCCAAATGACACACTTGCTCTGATTTTAGTGGATGGCTTACTTTACGTTTTCAATATCTCTAAAGTCGATCTAAACCAACAACTTGCATTACTGCAAAAGTTTTCTGCTCAGTCAGATGCTATCGCCATTGAGTTATTAGATAAGCTAAGAACAATAGCAAAACTCGGTCCTTTAAAATCGATCAAGTCAGGCGATACTGGCATTGGCATGACCATTGAACATGCACTCGGCATTTCGGCAAATTCGTCAAAGCATCCTGATTACAAAGGTATCGAGCTTAAATCTGCTCGAGAAAAGGATAAGGCTCAAAAGACACGTTCAACTATTTTTGCGCAAGTGGCAAATTGGGATTTAAGCCCTTTAAAAAGTAGTGGTGCAATTGTAGATAAATTTGGCTATATGCGAGATACAGACTTAAAGCTTTATTGTTCGATCAGTACCAAAACAGCAAATTCTCAAGGTTTATTTTTTGAGTATTTAGAAGACAAAGACCTTCTTGTAGAAAAGCATATTACAGACGGTGAGGTAGCAGTATGGCAAGGTTCTACCCTACGTCAGCGCTTAATTGAAAAACATAAAGAGACATTCTGGATTAAAGCTGAACCGATTGACATTAATGGTGTTGAGCATTTTGTGTTGAAGTCTGTTATACACACTAAGAACCCACTTGTGGGTCAATTCATGCCTCTTTTAAAGGATGGTGTGATCACGATGGATCATTTGATTAAGCGTAAAAATGGTGTCAGCAATGCTACAGAAAAAGGACCATTATTTAAGATTAATCCAAAACATTTAGAATTATTGTTCCCTGAACAAAAAGAATATCAACTTTAAGGGCTTGTTTTGAATGAACGAATTAATCAACAACAATTGGTTTGTTAGTATTGCAACTGGCCTAATTGTAATGGGCATCCCTAAAGTTTTTAACTTTATAAAGTACCATTTAGGGAAAAAGGGGAAAGTTGGTAGGTGCATTAGGAAATCAAATCTTGAGACCCTACTTCATGTACGAAAGACTCTAAAAGATGAAATTAAAATCAATAGAGAAATCATTAAGTATTATGCTTATTTGATAATTTTTCTTTTAAGTATGATGACATACTTCTGGCTAATCATTAGCCTTAGCATTCTTTCTGAAGGTTTTAGGTTATATGCAACCAATAATAATATAGCCTATATCATACTTGTGGTAATTGCCGCATCCCCAATCTATATCTTTGAGATTCTTTACCTCAATCAAAAAGATCTAGTGGGTAAGATATTCAAATATAGAAAATAAAGTAAAAGCCCAATCACTGATTGGGCTTTTTAAACAATATTATTATAAATTAATTATTTAAAAACAGAACTAGTCCGAGAATCCTCACCACCGTCATCATGAATAAGGTTTTCCTTTAATAATTCAAAATATTTTTGCATATATTCAAATTTCAAATAGCCAACATATATGTATGCACCTATAATTATAAAAATAATTGAAAAAGAATAAACCAAAAAATTTTTATCTACGACCACATCATTATATATTTTAATATCACCATCGAGAACAACATAAATCAAATAAGCATTAAATATAGAAAATATACTTACAAACCAATAGACCGTAACAGCTGAAATTTTATCACAAAAATAACTTAACGTATGAAACCTATAAGGCATGAAACAGACAATTAAAAACAAAAAAATAATATAATAATATAATTGGCTTTTCTCATTAACTTCAACAAAAACAACTGGGAAATTTAAAATTTTAGATAAAAACCATATAAAAAATATAAAAAATATAATTCTTAAAATAATTACTATATTTAAGATAGAGCTCTCTTTATTTTTCATTTCCAATAAAACAGAATTTTCATTACAACTTGAATAATATTTATAGTTCTTAAAATTCAAAATATCATAAAACATTAAATAATATGAAAACAATCTGTATTTATCATGGCTCCTATTGATATCATCCCGAATATACTTTGGTATAAAATTACCACTTTTCACATTCAAAAATAGATCATCATCAACAGGCTGATTCCTCTGCTTTACGAGTTTATTTTTTAATTTAATCTCAAGAATAGTTTCACCATTAATAAAAACCCAAATTATTGTAGAAAAGGAAATAACAAATAAAATAGAAATATAAAAACTAATCATCTGGACCCATCCTCTCCATGTTGTGAACTTGAAGGAGTACTCGATTGAGGAGTTTTAGATGGAACCTTCATTAAGTCTGTTGCAGTTTTAATTGCATCTGTTGATGCTTTAACTTGATCTTGTAATACATTACTTAATCTATCATGCATAGTTTCACTTATGTTCTTACCAAAGTAATGCGGTGCAAGATCCTTTCTTAAACTCAATTTATCTTTCTCATCTAGTCCTAATACATAGGATGGGAAGGCTTGTAACTCTAAATAAGTTTGGTATGCTTGTTCTGATTTCAGATGATAGAAAGATGATAACTTTAAAAAATAAGCTATTAATGAACCCCCAACAACGAAAATAGCCAACTTGTACAATACAAATGCAACTATTTTTTGATTATTGCTAAAATCAGGTGTTCCATAGAATAAAATCAGACAAAAAGTAACAGCCAAAGAGGCATAAAATAATCTTTGATATTTAACAGCCTTATCATCAAATATATCTTTTGCATTTAGATAAACAGATTCAGCTTCTTGATTTTTAATAAATTGATTTGACTTATCAATCTCACCAACAAGTTCATAAGCACGTCTTTTCTGCTCTTTAAAATCATTTATAAGTTTCGTTAATTCTTCTCTAAAAAATCCATCAACGATACTATCCATTCTTTTTTTTTCACGCGCGAAATAGGCCATAAAATCATCTATCAAAGAAGCCCTATGTAAAACATGATCTAATAGAAAATTTATTTCCTTATCATAATCTAATTTATTATCATAAACTATTCGCCTATCTTCATATGGTATAAAACTATATATTTCATTTACCTTACCCATAATATAGCTTTTTAAATAATGATCTAATTTCTTATACTCACTGCTCAAGTCTTTTATTTTTTTATAAATTGAATTTATTTTATGGTGATATTTACCTATATGATCACTAAAATATGGTATAAAAATTTTCTCTAATAGTTTTTCATAACTTTCGTTATCTTGTGAAATACTTCTAAAAATCTCAATTAATTCCTCAATTCTTAAAATATCTTTATGATCTTGTGTTTTTTCTTCAGACATCTTCAAACCATAGGGTAAATTTCAAATTATATTCTTAATTTTACACAAGTTAACAAAGTTTAACACTACTAATATTCATCAATTCTTATAGTAAAAAAGCCCTCCATTGGAGAGCTTTAAATTTTTTGACCTGATATTACGGTGGTGTCGTAGAACCACCTTTCGCTTTAACCAACTCTGCACTTGCCTTAATCAACTCTGTCCCAGCAGCAAGCTGATCCTTCATCAAGTCTCCAACTTTATCATTCTGAGTTTGATCCAGTTCTTTACCGAAATATTTCAATGCTAGCTCCTTGATTAATTCCTGCTTGTCTTCTTCTTTCAACGATCGTACATGAATTGGAAATGCATCAATTTCGACATGAGTTTGGTACGCCTGATCCTGTAATTTTTTGGCATGTGAAGCACGTCTTAAAAAGATTGAACACAAAGTTATTGCTAATGCCAATATCAATAATTTTATAGATACAAAAGTAATCCAGTTTATTGGTTTCTCATTTGCATAATATGCTATTGAAAAGATAGTTAGTGCAGCAGATATACCAAGACAAATATAAAAATATTTAAAATAATTTTTCGATTCCACTTCATATTTTTCTGCTAAATTACTATATATCTGATTTGTTGACCTCATCTCCAAAGCAAGTCGTACCGACTCTAAATCTTTAATTTTTTCTTCGACTTCCTTTAGTTTTGGATTAAGTTCATTTTTGTATAAATTATTAGCATTCCGTATTGCAACACCAGTATGTTTAATAACATTCATGTTATTGATAAATTCGATAATATAATTTTGAATACTTAACAATCCCAAATCAGAGACATCCTCAATCAGCATCACTTTATTTTTTAAATTATTATAATAATCTAATAGAGATTTATAAAAATCTTCTATTATCAAAATTTCAAAGTTAATAGGTATTAATATTAAATGCTGACTAAACTCTCTTTCATTGAATCTTTTTACATTTATAAAATTTTCACTTTTACTTAGCTCTCGAATCTCATGAAAAACATTCGTTTCAATTTCTTTTAAATATGATTTAATTTTTTCATTAACCTCAGTATAGATGTCTAGTAACTCTCTTGATTTGACATCTGCTAACGTTGTTAAATCATCCTCTTGTAGTAATTTTCCAGTATTATCCATCAATAATGACCTAATTTATTTTGCCCCCATGCATCGTTCCAACATGACCCGATCCATTAGCTCACAATGAGCCAAAGCATTGTATCAAAAAGAACTTTTCTTCTATATATAAATAGAATAAAGAATAGAGTTATAAAAGAATGATCAAAGTTAAAAACAGTTGACTAAAAAAATATTTAAATTATATTGTCCATATCACAGCAAAATCTGTGATCAGGCGTGGAAACCTGTTTATCATCACTAAGCGAAAAACAAAGTCGCTAATGCGGCATTTTTTTTTGTCTACTGTTTAGCAGTCGTTATGGCAGGCTATGCAGGGCAGCTTTGCGCTGGCCGTAACTTAGTGAGCGGTATTTCCACCCCTGTGTAGTCTGCCACCATTCCGTGGAAAGGATGTTGGTAGGCGTTAAAACTTATCACTAAGGAAACGACTATGAACACTAACAATAAAAGTGTGCATTCAGCACCTGCACGCCTCGACACCCTCTGTCTACAACGCTTACAAGCATCTAACTTTGCTCACCCCCCAATTCATAAACAAATTTTAAGTTTTATTCGCCTACGTTTCACACGTTAAGGGGAATCGTATGCCTAAAATTTATATCAACACTGAACTCGGTACAGAAAAACGCTGCACCTTATGTGGCGACTACTACCCTCTCGACACAGACTTCTTCTATAAGAATGGTATTTGGCGTGGCAAAACACAATGGAGATCACATTGTAAAGCTTGTTTCACAGAAACCTATCGGGGAGAAAAATAATGAAAAATATCCTCCTTCAAAACCAAGAATATCCACTCATTGCATCACCTCAACTCGCTAAAGAGCTGGGGACTGCAGCAGCCACGTTCTTGCAGAAATTGCACTTCCTCATTAGTGAAAATCGGAAGTACAAACAAAAGAAAAACCTCACTGTTCACTTAAACCGTAAATGGTGGTTTCACACCTTTGAAGAATGGCAATCGACACTGGGTTTGTTCAGTGTTTCGACCATCAAAAGAGCTGTGGCCAAACTCAAGGAACTCGGTTTAATTGAGATTAATAAGCTCTCAAAAATTAAGTCTATGCGGGTGAATTACTACACCATCAACTATAAAAAACTAAAGCAACTCTTTGGCATTGGCACATCACAGCCAGCTAAAAAAGCTAGTACTCCGCCTCCTGCTGAGCCAATTAAAGGCAACGACGCGCCTATTCATCCAGTTGCAACAAAGGAGGATTTATTAGTCTTTCACAGCGACTATCGTTCACTGTATTTACAGCTTCGCCAGTACAAACTGGACATTGCCCATGACGATCCACGACTGCACCAGTGGCTTAACATCGCCCGAAAAATAATAACCTACGCAGCTTCGGCACCAACACGACTAAACATCAACAGATGGCAATGGCATACGCCTGAACAAATACTACCAACCGAATTTTTACGAGGGACTGATCATGGGTATTGAAAAGCACGTTATGCGCCTACAAGAGCCAAGTACGAAGAAGCGTAAGTTCTTCATCAGTTCAAAGCATTTGTACCGCTTACTCGACACGGACGTGTCATACAAAACATTTGTTGAAACCAACATTATCTGGTCTCGCTTGCGTGAAAATATCGACTACCATTTCAATGAGCAGCATGACACCTACAACCTTTCTATCTGTGCTGTGCAGGCCATTTTGATATTAGAAAATACAGAAAAAAGCTGGCGATTCTTCAATGAACTGTCCGACCTGATAAACAACGGTTTTAACCGTTAGAGGGGGAATATCATGGATATTCAAACAAGATTATCATTATTAGATCAGCACTTATCTTTACTCATTGAGTCAACGGAAAGCTGTGACTCTTTAACTGGAGAATCGGTGGCTGCAACTTTATTTATTATTCAAGAACAGGTGCGACAGATTCAAAAAGCTGTAGATAAAGAGTGATAAAAAAAGCCCTCTTAGGAGGGCTTCTTTCATTTAGCGATCTTTCCACTTTTCAGGTTTGTTGTACTCAGTAAGCTGAGTCAATGTTTCCGAAGAAAATTCATATTTTCCTTCATGTTCTTGTATCTTAGTTTCTAATATAGTATTCGTTTTTAAGAACCCAGACATATATTCATAAATGATATGAGTATCTAAAGAATCAATTTCGTCAAAAATTGCTCCAGATTCATTAATAAAATATTCTTTTAAAGGTTCTTTATTATCAATAGTACGTTTTGCTTTTAAACGAATACCTTCTAAGCCTTGTTGCTTAACCTTGTTAATCGCACGCGTAACAGAGTCATTTATATTTTGTCTTGAAGCTGGCTTGATTGTGACTTCTAGTGTTTCAATAGCATTTCTATCTGCTGAATTTGATATCAAATACTCTGCTAAATATTCAAAAAGTTCACTATCTTTATTAACAGTGATTGATGTCTTACCAATAAATGGGAAGTTGGCAACGCTTGTCTTTGGAATATTATCTTTCAATTGGAAAATCTTAAAATCTAAACGCCCCAAACCCAACTTTCCAAATAAATCATTCATAAAGTTACGAAAAGCTTCTGCTCTAGGTGAGTTTTGACGGCTTGTGAAAGAAAATAAATTTCTCTTTTCATCAAAGAAAATATAAGAAGCAAAGCCAATCGTAGAATCTTCTTTTTGTAGTTCATCAATAATCTGTGAAGAATCTATTGAAGCAACTGATGTTTTGATTTTTTGAATAGCATCATTTTCTTTTGTTTCAACAAATAAATAATAGTTCTTCTTACCCTCTACTGGCAATAAATACAAATGTTCCCCATCTCTAGTTAATCGCTTAGCGATTTCAATACTTGTTTCCCAATTTGTAAAAGCCTTTAAGAAAGGCTTGATATCAAATAAATATTGCTCTTGAGTATCACTATGTTCAATAAAATGACAGTAATAATTAATCTTCAAAGTGTTTCCCTCTTAATATCATTTTCACTTTGTTAAATATATATCATTGTTAATTTTATATTGCCACACTAATCACACTTTTTTACCAATAAAAAAGGAGTTGAATGAATAACTTATTCATCTCCTTTTAAAATAGGTCTAGTTATTTTTTCCCGAAACTCTCCGCAAAATTCCGTACCAAAGTCATTAAAGTTTGGCGCTGTTCAGGATCGACCTGATCCCAATATTTCAGTAACTCTTTGGCTTCATCAGAAAGCAAATCAGGCTGAGTCCGTTCACCAGTAATCAAATACCAAACGTCCACACCCGCTTTATGCAGTGCTTCTAAGTCTTCCTGCCCCATAACGCGCTCACCCTTCTCGTAGCGCATTACAGCCATGTTTTTCTTACCAAATAACGCAGCGAAATCTTTTTGTGACAGATCTAAGCGTGATCGTTCCTGACGAAGGCGTTCGCCTCTTTGATCGTTATTCTCATTTACCATTTGGGATAAATCCATATATTAATTATCCCAATTGGGATAATATTGCTTTGCTTATTTACCATTTTAACAAAGTTCTCTATTCACCACAGTTTAATAACTGTGGACTCAAAAGGAAACAAACATGGCTACTCAAGAGTCTCAAAAAGAAGTACAGATCAGCTTTCGCACTACGCCAGAAAATCGTCGTCTCGCTCGTATCGAAGCAGCAAAGCTCAACATGTCACTGAACGAATGGATTAAAAGCCTTGTTGAAGCTGAACTAGACACTTCATCTCAAGAAACAAAATCATCATAAGGCACACCTTTTGAGCCACTCACAGATTTGCGGGGTTCTGTTTACAGATTTTTACAATTCTGTGTAAAGCAAGAAATATTAAGTACTTGGTGTCGGGAGCAACAACTACTTAATTCAATTCAGAGGTAATGATGAGTAAATCAATTGGTTTCTACTGCCCGCACTGTGGAAGACGTATGTATGTATCTAGTCGTAAAAAGCCTTCTCCTCTTTTACACGAACTGATTGTGAGCTGTCAGAACGACCAGTGCCTTGCCAGCTTTGCAGCAAGTTTAGAAATGGTTCGTCCTATTCAAAACAGCATCAATCCAAACATCGAAGTTCAAACCGGGTTACCACAACACAAACGTCAGTGGGAAGTAGAACTAGAACATCACCTGTCCAGTTTAGAAACGATGACTGTGATCGACAAACAACAAGAAAACTATGTTGAAGGCTTTATCTCTGCCTTATTCCACTCATCCACGATTGATTTGACCAAGGCCAGTGTCTACCGCAATCGGCTTAAACAAATCAGACTCTTATAAGGCGTAGATATGTATCACCTACAGCAACGGATAGATGACCGACTCAACCAGTTATTCCATTTCAAGAAAAAAGGTGAATGGTATCGAGAAGGAATCTGTCCGAAATGTAAAGAAAAAGAACTCTACACACATGCCATCACCCCACGCATGGTGAAGTGTGGACGAATCAATAAATGTGGTTATGAAGAACATGTCAAAGAGATCTGTGAAGAGCTTTTTAAAGACTGGTCTGAATATCATCCACAAACAACAGCAAACCCACATGCAGCAGCAGATGCTTACCTCAAAGAAGGCCGTGGTTTTGATATCTCAAAGCTCAAGGGACTGTATACCCAAGAGCTGTATCGTTCACCTAAAAACCGAAATCTCGTTACAGCGACCGTTCGCTTTAAATTGGCTGAAGGCATTTATTGGGAACGTCTGATCGATCGCCCTGAACGGTTCGAACGCATGAAGGCTAACTTCATTGGAAAGTGGTCTGGCCTTGCTTGGACAGTGCATGATTTAGATATGCTGTGTAATGCAGGCAGTATTTGGATTACTGAAGGTATTTTTAATTCGATCGCGCTTAGTCAATCCGAATTAATCAGTATGAGTAATATGAACAGTGGGAATTACCCTGCTGTTCTCTTGGAGCAAATTAAGAACCGCTGCCATGAACTTAATAAAAGCAGACCGCGTTTAGTTTGGGCTTTAGACAATGATCCTGCAGGGAAAAAATATCTAGCGAAACACCATAAACGTGCAACGGATGAGGGTTGGATTTCTACTGCTGCCCTACCGCCTGCGCCAATGAATGGTAAATCGGTCGACTGGAATGACTTGTACCAAAGAGGCCAACTCACCGAAAAGGATCAGGATAAATATCTGCACTTCGGAAAGTTACAGATTTCAGAAACACCTGAAGAAACAGGCCTATTGATCTACAACTTTTACGGTAGCAGTTTAAGCCAGTTCTTTTTTAATCACCGTTTCCGTACCTACTGGTGGGAGCTTGATTATGAAAAATATAACAAGGCTGTTCAGTATGTAGAAGAATCTCAAAGCACGGTTCTGACTGAAGAAGAAATACGGATTCAAGCATTAAAGACCTGCTCTTCAGCAAAAGAGATTTGCAATGCTCAGCTTGAGCCACTTTATTTCCAACGAAATGAAATTACCGATGAATCCTGGTACTACTTTCATATTCAGTCACCGTGGGGTGAAGTTAAAACGACATTTACCGCCGAGCAAATGTCCTCTCGAAGCAAGTTTAAACCACGTGTATTAGCCGTATTATCGGGAACCATTTGGTCAGGTAACGACCATCAGCTAGAAACATTCATCAAGCGTAAAACAGAGCGTCTACGTGAAGTAAAAACCATCGACTTTATTGGCTATTCTAAAGAATATGAAGCCTATATTTTTGATAAGTTTGCTGTGCATAAAGGTCAAGTTATCCACAAAAATCAGCATGACTTTTTTAAAACTGGTAATAAGGAAATCAAAACCTTAGCTGCATCTCCTGTTATTCATTTAAATGCAAAACAAGAGTTTTCTCCGACATGGTGGAAAGACTTTTATGCGCTTCAAGGTGAGAAAGGATTAATCCTTTTGGCTTGGTGGACAGGTACATATTTTGCCGAGCAGATCCGCGCTATCAATTCCTCTTATCCCTTCTTTGAGTTCGTTGGACAAGCAGGCTCAGGTAAATCCACCATCATTGAATTTTTGTGGAAGTTGAGTGGCCGTGAAGCCTATGAAGGTTTCGATCCGAATAAATCCACTAACGTGGCGATTTACCGTAACTTTGCCCAAACCTCCAACATGCCTATTGTCCTGATTGAAGGTGACCGTAACGACCAGGCTGGATCTCAAAAAGCAAAGTTCAGTTGGGACGAATTAAAAGATGCTTATAACGGTCGAGCAATTCGCTCTAAAGGCTTAAAAACCGCAGGCAACGAAACCTATGAGCCTCCTTTCCGTGCTGCGGTGATGATTAGCCAAAACACCCCGATTCAAGCATCTGAAGCAGTGTTATCTCGTACATTGCATATTTCTGTAGACACTAAAAATCACAGCTTAGAGAAAAAGCACGTTGCCACTCGACTGACACAGATGAGTTTGGAAGATGCATGTAAATACATGACCTTTTGCTTAAAGAATGAGGAAAGCATCCTCAAAACTTATACCGAAAAACATAAAGAAATTGAAATTGAGCTACATCAAAAAGGCATTACCAATACCCGTATCGCCCTCTGTCATGCCCAAGTGTCAGCCATGATTGATGCCATTGCGGAGCACGTCTTTAAAGATGCAATCGATTTATCTGACATCTGTGATGCCAAAAGATATTTAGAGGGTATGGCCATGCGACGTATTGAAGAAATTGCAGCAGATCATCCATTTGTTCAACAGTTTTGGGATGCCTTTGAATATCTCAATAGTATTCGTGGTACCAGCTTCCAATTGAACCATTACGCAACTACAGATTCGCAGATCGCCATCAATCTGAATGAGGTCTACAAAGTTGCTGCACGTAATTATCAGGCACTACCTGAGATCAATGAAATGCGGAATTTATTAAAAACAAGTAAGCGCTACAAATTCATTGAGGCAAACAAAACAGTTCGTTCATCACACCAACCTGCAGATGAAAGTAAAGCTATTCAAGGCTATGGCAATCAACCAAGTATTAAAGAAGACCGTATCGTCAAATGCTGGATTTTCTCCAATCCTTATCAAGCAAAGACAGCAGGTGGAAAAAAATGAATATGACCGAAGTAACAATTTTATTAAGCACTTCAAGCTTTTGTGGTGCTGTCTATTTTTTGACTGAAACAGTTAAGTAAAGAGGGAAACTATAATGAAAGAAACTTCATCTACGATCGTAAAATGGTACTCAATGAGACAAGTGGCTGCTGAGTTAGGTATGGCAGTCAATACATTTAAAAAACACTATTTGGAAAAATACCCACCTGATCGATCATCAGATAAGTATAAAGGATGGACCGAAACGTCCTTAAATAAGATCAAAAAAGAAATAGGCGCTTAAAGCGCCTTTTTTACTTTCTTTAAATTGTTAGACAATCCACTTTTCAACTTCATTGCTATACCAGTTCATTAATTCAACACGCTCTGGCCAGTATTCAGCTCTGTTATAAATTTTGCTCGTTTTATCTACTTTTGTCGTTTTGTTTACATGTGCAATTTGATAATCAATCACTTCAGCTCTAAACAGCTTACTTTCATTTGCATGAGTAGAAAATAGCGTCCTAAATCCATGTGTAACCATCTCATTTGCATAACCGTTTCTTTTTATGACGGCCAAAGGCGTTTCGGAAGTCATGTGCTTCCAAGGTTCACGCGTATGTTTGAAGATAAAGCCGTCATCACTCCGGGTGTGAAACAGAGCCATAAATAGATCATAGACTTGAGGTGATAAAGGAACCATTAACTCCTTTCGTCGTTTCATACGAAATGCTGGAATTAGCCACACTTTATTTTCAAAATCAATTTCACCTGAATCCCATCTCGCTTTTAAAAGCTCACTGATTCGAGTGCCAGTAAAGCAAGCCAGTTTTAAAACCACTTTAGTAATCGGGAACGCATTACATTGTTCTAAACGTCTAAAGAACTCAGGCATTTCACTTGCAGGTAAACAGGGATAACTTTGAACCTCATGCTCAGGTATAAGCTCGCCGACTAAGATACAAGGATTCTTTTCTGTATATCCTGATGCGATCGCAAAGTTAAAAACTGCATTGAGTAAACGTAGACAACGTGTGGCCGTTTCGAGTGTTCCTTTGGCCACAATTTCTTTTACTTTGGATGAAACCTGAAAACGTGTGATTTCATCTAAAGGCAGCTCTAAAAAATCTTCAGTGATGTAGTCCAAACGGTATTTAACCGTGCTGATATATTTCTCACTTGACCACTGCGGACTCATTAATTCAAACCATTCATCACACACTTGTTTTAAGTGATGAGAGACCTTTGATTTACCTGAAACCTCAGCTTTAAAGTCCC